TCCAGGAGAGGAGCCTGCCGGTGGTGCCCAGGACCTTGCCTACTTTGGTGGCCGGTTCGCCATGCGGTGCTCTCATCGCGCCAATGGTTGAGAGTTGGGCAATTTGCTGGGTGTTGTTCTGGAAGGCTTTGACTAGAGCCCGGCCAATGGCCACCGGGACATCGAGCCGACCGGCGGCAGAGAGCAGTGAGTCAGCCCACAGGGGACCGGAGATGGGGCGATTAAAGAGTAACGACATCTGGTTGGAGATGTGAGCCGTGGCATCGGTCAGCCCAGCCAGAGCCACTTTATTGAGCGCATTCATTATCGGGGTGACAATGGGGACTCTGAACTTGCGGTCGACGTTGGCCGCAGAGGCGTACTCACCGGCCAGGCTTTTGCGAACGTAGATGTTTTTGGAAAGGGGGAAGGCCTTGGTGACTCCCTCACTGGAGGTAACGATGGTCTTGCGGGTGAGCGGGAATGCGACCGTGGCTTCCCCGCCGAGGGTGATGCGCTGGCCCGGGTCGCCAATGAGGGCATTGCCCGAATCCACCAGGGATTTATCGAAGGCGTTTTTATTGGCCACCTCCAGTTGCTTCTCAAAGGTGTTGGCAATGATTTCGTGATAGTTGATGGCATAGGATTCGCCGGTGCCTTTGGCCTTGCGGGCGAAGGGCGACTTGCGTTTGAAAGTGGCGGTGAGCCGGGGACCATCGGCCCCCTTGACGGTTTTACCCACCGGCAATTCCTCATCGCCAAAGATGGGTTTTAGATTAACGCGAGCCCCGGTTTGCTGACCCCGGGTGGGCAGCTGGGTGGAGGGGTCCAGGTCCATGGCCTGCTTGTACTGCGGGTCAATGACTTCCTGCCACAACTGGATGTGCTGGTCGATGGCCCGTTGGGTTTGGGGGTCAGCCAGGAAATCGAAGTATTCATCCTCGGTGCGGAAGGGCGAACCCCGGGCACCGATCATGGTGCGGACTTCATCGGCTTGTGCGCTGGCTTCGTCGGCACCTTCATCATCCCCGATGGCCAGCAGCTCAGTGGCTTTGGCTCGCAAGGCTTCCCGGATGGAGCGCAGGTTGTCTTCGGTCAGAGCGGCACCGAATTTGTGCGGGTCGACGTTGGTGCCTTCCAATACCTGGGTGGAGAAGGCATGGGCGTTGGGTAGAGCGGCGATGCGGGAAGAAAGGTAACGTGCCCCGGCTTCTCCGGTTTCCCGGTGCGCGGCAGTGGTGTGAGGCATGGTGGCTCCCGCCATCCCCTTGGCTTCCGCGACAATCCAGTTGCCGACATTCTTGAGCGCATTGGCAACCGTTGACACCGGACCCAGGGGTCTTTCCGCCGGTGGGGCCTGCTCGACCCGTGCGCCTGCGGCTCGGGCCTGGGGCGGGGTATTGGGAACATCACCGACAGAGGCACCACCAGGACCCTCATGCCCGGGAGGAATGGGTTTGCCTTCACTGGCCGCAGCGGTTTGTTTTTCGAGTTGGGCCTTCTCTCCAAATCGTTGCTCGATGAGATTAGCTATTCGTTTTGATTTGCCCTCTTTGGTTTGGGGTTCGGGTTCGAAAACATAATACTCGGCATCACCGAGCTTCTCAGTGCCGGTGTTCAATTTCTCCCACACTGCCTTGTCGGCTTTGCTCAGGCTCCTGACCGGGTCACCGGAGTAGAGTTTGCCACCCTCGGCTTTGGCTACGTTCGCCAGGTTATCCCGCCAGAACTTGGACTGTGCTGCGTCCGGGTTCTTCTGCAATGTCTTGGGCAGCCGAAGTATAGGTTTGGTTTTATCCTGCCCATAGCGAGTGACGCTGAGACTATCCAGCCTCTGACCGGAATCGTTTTCGAGGACGTACTCATTACTGTTCTCATCGATGAACCGACCACTGCCTCTTTCTGGCTTCTCAGCTCTCCGCAGATGCTGAACACCAGGACGAGCCTTTTGCTTGGGTCCCTTCAGGGCTTCCTTCATCTGGGCCAACTCGCGTTGCTCCTTCTCTATCTGCGCCCTGCGTTCTGGCAGCATCCCCTTAGCAGTCCCCAAATGTTTCTGGGCAAATTCACGCCGCTCAACGTCGGGATTTTCCGGTCGGCTTTCCTCCGCATACTTTGCGATCTGCTTTTCAAGTTCAGCTGTTCCCTTCTCATGCCCTTCCAGTAATCGCTCCATCTCGGCAACCTTGCGCCTGAGGGTTTCCTCGGGCATGCGCCTCTCACCGACCCGGACGATGTCTGGGGGACCGACGAACTCAAGTTGCTGGGTCTTCTCGTTCCACTGGTAACCCAGTTGCTCCAGCTGAGACTCAATGTCCCAGGACTCTGCGGCCTTTCTACCCACCGGTTTGCGAGCTTTGATGGCTGCCGCGAACTGGTCATGCTGGATTTGCTCCGCAGCTTCAACCCTGAGAGTGCCTTCGAACTTTTCCGGGAAGGCTTTGAGTTGCCTGACCTTGGTGTCTTTGGGCAGACCCCGATAGCCGCCGGTCTTTTTAAGCATCTCGTTGAGCTCATAGTTGGTTAGCTTGGCGAGCTCTGACTCCGGGGTGGTCTTGAGTTTGCGAGCCAGGCCCTTCAACTCCACCAGCCGGTCGGTCAGCTGCTTTGCGTTGCCGCCTACGGCGATGCCGTGCCACTCAGCCAGTTGCTTCAACTGATCGACTGTGGCTTTGCTCAGTGCCTTCCTGGCCTGCGCGTCGTTCTGGGAATTGTGGAAGTCGGCAACGTATTGGTACTCGCCGGTCAACTGGCCCGGGTCGAAGTCCTTATTGAAGTCCTGCTTGGTGGAGAACTCGGCTAAGGGCTGTGGCTTTGCCGGTGCCGCCGGTTTCTCCACCGGCGCGGGTGCAGCTGCTGGAGCCTCGGCTGCCGGTCGTTGGTATCCCTTTTTGTAGGCGACCTCCTGTTTGGCGGAACCTTCGCCGCCAGTGAACGCAGGTTTGACCGTGACCCCCAGTCCCTCCACCGCTTTATTGAACTCCGCTACGTACTTCTTTCCAGCATGGATCTCGATGGTCTTGCCAATGGTGCCCTCGCGACTGCCGCCGAAGTAATCAAGGATTTTCTGCCTAACCCGTTGCCGCCAACCCGGCAGTTCTTCAGGGGTCAACTGGTCAATGCTTACATTGTATGGCATTACCGGTTGGCCCGGTTCAATGGCTGCATGCATTGCCGAAAGGATCATCCATGGACGGTCCTGGCCTTTGGCCCAATTCACCCGGGCTTTAGTGAGCCTGCCGGTGTACAGGTCCGCGATCGGCACCGGTGTCTTGGTCTTAACCTTGTCGACACCGCAACCGATCATCACCAGGTCTGGCTCGCCCGGTTTGGGTGGTGGGGCATCGCTCGCCTTCATCTGGGTCGGCAACGCCTTGGCCGGTTTGGCTACTGCTTCCTCCTCTTTCTTTTTCCCGAATTGCTCCAGTGAAACTTTCTCAATAATTTTGGCGCGGGTGGTGCCCCAGATTTTCATCTGGTCGAAGTCATTATATTTCGCCATCTCATCCCATTGCGCCTGAGGGACCCCCCACTTCGACAGGTTTGGCCTTTCGGGTGCCTCGGCTGGAGGTGGTTCTGCGGCCTTCTCTGGTGGACCGAATTTGCGCTCGCGAATATCTTTGGTGACCGAAGCATCACCGGACACATGGCGCAGGTTTACACCCTGCTCTTTGGCGATATCCTTGAACCAGTTAACCATTTCCTCCCCGCCACCCAGCAAATGCACACTGAGCGTTTTGCCCTTGCTCGCAGCCAGCATGTCGGTCAGGTCTTGCATCGTCCACTGCTTCATCGGGATGCCGACAATCACATCGCCTGGAATTTTATCCCGGTATTGCTGGCCTCGAAACGAGGTGGGCACTTCCTTCATGGACTCCGCTAAGGTTTTCCCTGGTGCTTTCTGAACGGGCGCAATTACGTTCACTCCCTTGCCGATCAAGTCCCCAAGTTGCGTGTGGTACTTATTCCACAGTTCTTGTGTGGTGGTTGGATCGCGCAGCTTGTCTGGCGCAACCACGTAAAGAGTTGAATGGACCGGGCGGCTAGCCTGATCCGCGATTTCATTATAGGCATGCAGCACAGTCCCCCAGTTCACTTCACGCTGCTTCTCTGGTTCGTCTGGTTTGGTTGCGGCATAAGCACCGGAATCCATGAACACCTCGCCACCCGCATTCAAATGTTTGACTACATCCTGTCGCACGGCTGGTGAAAGTGTCCGTTCTCCACCCTTGCTACCCGGTCCAGTGGCAGTCACGCCCATCGGCAAACCCTGCTCCATCCGCGATTGTCGGTCTGCCTTGTTGCGCTCGGTGCCAGAGAGGAAAACTGTAGTCGGCTCTGCCGCCGGTGCGGGTGTTTCCTCCTCCTCGTCCGCTATGTCCTCGGCATGCTCCTCCTCATACTCAGCGGCACTCTCGCGGGCTGCCTGTTGCAGTTGTTCCCGTGTGGGCTCGGTTACCGTTTCTTTTTCCGTTTGTGGTACGGCAGGTTCTTTTGTCCCGGGTGTTCGTGCGCCCACTTCCGGGCCAGCTGCGGGTGGTGCTTCCACAGGTACCGCCGCTGCGCTTCGCTCTTGAATGGCATGTGCTTCTCCTTTCGCTACTTGTTCATTGAGTGCCGCTGCAGTCGCAGGGGCACCGTTCCTGGCAATCTCATCGCCGGTCGCAGCCAGGGTGAGTCCCCCCGGGCTGGAGATGGAACTGACCTTGCCACTGGAGTCATAGACCACACCAGTGCGAGGGTCCACGAAGGACAACTGTTTGGGTTTGACTACCTCGGCCTGAACGTCGATGGGAGCCTCGGGGGCTTCACCTGGCTTGCGCTCTTTAAAGGTGCCCTGATATTCCAGTGGAACTTCTTTAGCTGGACCCAGGTCGGGTGCTCCCTTTTGAAATGCGCCATGGAGCCCAACCGCTGTGAGACCACCGCCCAGTGCTTGCTCAATGATGATGTTTCTGGCGGTCTGGTAGTCGCCTGCGTTGTAGGCTTTGAGAGCGGCTTTCATCTGCCCGGGTGAATGCCAGAGATAATTCCCGGCGAAATAAATCATGAGCCCCTTGCCAAGCAACCCACCGGGACCAACCCCTGCGATCATGCTGGAAGCACCCAGCACTTCACTGGGGGAAGGAGTGCCGCCTCCGCCGTATTCTTTCTGCAACTGCTTGCCCGCTTCGGTTTCTCCAAAGACTGCCTGGGCCAATGGCGACATCCGCGCCCGCTCATACATACTGGCTTGCCGAATCCCGGGTTCCTGCGGCACATCACCCAGTGCTTTGTCCGGGTCTTTGGGTGAGGCAATCTGGTCGCTGTGGACTAACTCACCCGGCCCGAAGGTGTCGAGATTCTGACCGGCGTTAGTGGCAATGCGGCCCGCTTCCTCCCGGGAAACGAATCGCCCGGTGTTGGTGGTGAATCCAAACTTGTTGGTGTTGCGCGACTCCCTGTCCTCGTAGCCTTTGATGCCCAACCGGTTCAGGATTTCTGGATGGTTGGCACCGGTGTGGATGTCGCCACCCTCAGTGACTGCGGCTGAGACAATCTTTTCGACCGGTGCCGGTGGGGCCTCCTCGCCCGTATCGAGCAACCGGCCTGAGCGGCGGGGCAGGGTTTTGGCTGTGGGCTTGCCTTCCTCGTCACCACCGAAAACGTAGGAGCGTTCTCCTTCAGCTTGAATGGCTGCGCGTTTCTCCGCGAGCTCGGCTTTGCGGCCAGCGTTGTATTCGTTCAGCGCGGAGAGAACCTGCGACTCAGTGGGCTTTTCATCACCCTCCAGGACAATGGTGCGCCCATCGTCTAATGTTGCTTTCCACTCGCTCATTTATTGCTGGGTGATCGGCGGGATCGCATTGGTCGGTGCGGCTGGTTGGGCTCGTTCAATCCTAATGACTTTGGGTTGCGGTTTCCCGGACGGTGCGGCTTTGCCTGAGTCCAATGACTTCATGAGGTTATCAAAGTCCTCCTGTGCTTTGGCCTTTGTGGTCGGGTCCAGTGCGCCCTTCACATTAGCCATCGCCACATTGATTCGGTCCTGATCTGCCGCACTGTAGTCAGCGAGCTTGCGAACAGTCTTGCCATACAGGAAGAGCCGCTCACCGGTCTTCTCATCGGTCCAAATCGTTCCTTGCAAGTTCTTGTCTGATTTCGCGATGAAATCTTTATACACCTGACTCTCTCGCCCGCCATAGATCCGGCTGATGGTCTGCTCATCGTGGATCCATTTGCCCTCAGGACCCTCTCCCTTGGGTATCTGGGCTGCTTCCCCTTTGGCTAACTCCTCGTACATCTCAAAGGTGATCTTGCCTCCGCTCTGCGCCATCATCCCGTTGATTTTTGCTCTGGTTGGGTCATCGGCCAGCCTGAGCATCTCATTGAACCTTTGGCCCATGCGGTCATTTTCTTTCTGGTTTTCCTGTGCCGAATCCCCCTTGCGAATAGCCTCGTAGTGCTGCCAGCCCTCATCGCTCTCCAGTATCGGTGCCTCTGCGTCCTGGCGACTTTTGAGCGTGGGATACTTCGTGAGCCAATCAGCCAGGGCTTGTTGGTCATGCGCCCTCATCACCATATCCTGCGCGGCAAAGTTCATCTTCTGCTGAGTGGCCTGCATGTTGAGGGACTGCTGCCCCAGTTGGAGCTGGGACTGCTTCATGTGGATGTCATACATCGGGTCCCGGATCCGCATGGCCGCATTGTGGAAACTGTCGGGGAGTTGTTCCCAGAAGCTGGTCTGTTTATCAGGCGGCAGGTTCTGGTTTTTCTCTTTGGCTTCCTGGTGGGCATTGCTGAGACCGCCCAGAATAGCCCCAAAGACCTGGCCGGTGAGCTTCGTGTCAATGGGTTTAGCGATGGCTTCCAGCCAGGCCGGTGGTTCGGTTCCTGCAAAGATGTTCGCCATAAAACTAGTAGGCAAAGCCGCCGCCACTGAAATCTGCGCCAGCCTCGCCGTAGGCCGCAGTGGTATCCATCGACTTGTAACTGCTGCCGCCACCTTTGCTCAGGTAGGCAGTCGCTAGTTGCATGATGGTGTCATGCAGCCCGCGCAGCATGGGATCAGGCATGGCAGAGATTTGGCTCTCCATCCATTGCCGCTGGAATTGGGCGTTGCGTTCCTCGACATCGAAGGCGGCTTGCTGCTGCGGGGAGACGAACATCGAGGACACGTTGAGCATACTGGGGCCAAACATGTTGTTCATCTGCTGCATCCAACTCTGCGCGGAGCTGATGCCCTGCTGGGTGAGGTTCAGGCTGGTGAGCCCCAGGTCCCGCGCCGTCAAGTTGCCCGCCATGCCGCTGCCCCCATAACCACCGGCCACTGCCGAGGCTGCGGTGCTCTGCTGGATCTGCGCCCGCACATCCGCAGGCAACTGACCGGAGACCATGGAAGAGATGTCGCCGGTCACGCCTTGAACCAGATTCTGGTATCCGGGGATGGCCTGGGCCAGCATCGCCTGAATCTGTTGCTGGGAGAAAGCGTTGGCCGCACTGGTCAGCTGTTCAGCCGCCGGGAGGTTGGCCTGGTTGGAGGCAATGGCCTTGCCCTGCTCGGTCGAGAGGTTCAGGTGCGGAAGATTAGGGACGGTCGGTTTGGAACCAAAGACGCCAGATAGCCAGGGAATCGCCATAAATCAGATGAAGTTTTCGATTGGATAATCGTCGCTGTAAAACTGGACGTTCATGCCCTGCTTGCGGCCAGAGCCCAGGTAATGGTCCAGTTCCTGGTCCAAGAGCACTGCCGCCGATTGCATTGCGCTATTGATGATCGACACTTTGACCCGCCCATCCGGTTCGTTTTCAGAGTTGTTAATCCCCATGCAGATCTCTTTTAAGGCGGGGAGATTACCGATGATGAGGTAATCGGTAGGTTTTTTGGCGGGGATGAAGTCCAACTTACCAGCCAGTTCAATGGGGGTGTAGTTGCAGGTTGAGGGAGTCGGCTGCTGCTGATTGATTCCGGGCAGGAGGTAGCGGGCAAAGGAAGGACGAGTATCATCATACTGGTAGTGACCGATGAGCCGGTTCGTGAGTGCGGTTGTGGAGAATTCATAGAGCCACCATTGCCCATCGAGATTATTGGGCGGTTGAATGTCGGTGACGGAAGAAAAGAGATTGATGGTCTGGCTTCCGGGAGCTTGCAGCAGCTGCACTACTTCCCCATCCGCCATGGTGCCGCTCTGCAGGGTGCGGATCCAGTTATTGTTCTGGTCCCAACCCAAAAGCAGGACGGGTTTGCCGATGTCACTGGAACGGTCACAGAAGAGGTTCAGCCTTTTATCGGTGCCCATGACGTTGGAGAAGGTCGGGTAACGTCCCCGGTAAAGGCATTCGTTGGTGCCCCACACCCGGTTAAAATTACTCCCGTTGGAAGTGGAGGGTTGGTCGAACTGGGCCTGCCGGATGCCAAACCCATTCTCCAGGAACTCGTACCACATGTCACGAACCTGGACGGGATAACCGCAGACCGCAGCGGCTTCAATCGTGGCAATCTGCTTGGGCAGGGTGACTTCGCCATCGGTGACACAGAAACGGAAACGCTGCACGGTGCCCCACCATTTGCCTTTGAACAGCAGCCGTTGTATTCCTTCGTTTAGAACGCGCAGGAAACGAGGGTCCAGACCACAGGCCCCGATTACCGTGGGGATACCAAAGTCAATTGCGTCTTGAAGGGTGACTCTCATTAGACTCGATAGTAGAGGCGTATGGTCCGCTGCAAGAGATAGCCCACCACATACGGGGGCATATTGTTGTGTCCCTGGGCGGTAACGCTGGAACCGTCGCCGACATTATTCTTGGTCAAGATATCCACGCCCGGGACCGAGGTGGCGTTATTGCGGTCACCGGCCAAAAGGCCATTGGTGGTGTGATTGACGGTATTGCCACTGGCCTGAGCGTTTATTCCCACGTTGTCGAGCACATGGATGTGAGGCGCAATTTCAGCGGCAACGAGCTGGACCTTTTCGTAGCCGCCGGAGCCCGGCACCGACAGGACCGTGGTGCTGGGGCTGGGCATCGCCCCTGCCGCGACTGGAAACTGGGCGACGATCATTTTGTTATTGGCATCCAGGGCCTGCTGCCACATGGGACCCGAAAGGGGCGTAGGCGTAGGCGAAGTGCCATCCCCGCCATCGAAGGTGGTGAAATCCGGCAGGGCGTTAAACCACCACATGGTTAAGCCAGAGTTGGTGGGGTGCAGCGAGAGCCAGGCCCCCTGCGCGAAAAAGTAAAGCCGGGTGGGTCGTCCCAATGAATCCAGTTGCAACCAGGCGACCGTGTGATCGCTGGGCGGGGTGGGACTAACGACAAAACCACTGGCAATCGGGGCACTGCCACCGGAGGGATTTAAGACCGCATTCTGGACGGCGGAAAAACCATTGAGCATGTCCTGATAAGTGGAGGGGCAGAAACCCAAGGGAAGCTGACCAGCTTGGATGGGGAGTAAGAGTTGGTTAGCCATAAATTAGACTGCTTGAACGATGGCGGTGACGGGTGCGCCACAAGTGCCACTGAGCAGGACCTGGGTGTTCTGAGCGGCAAAAGTCTCCCCGCTGACATAGGTATTGATTCCATCACGCAACTGGACATCGTTGGGACTTCCGTGGAGATAGATATAATTCTGGCCGACCAACAGGCCGGATAGCTGGTAGACACATCCGTAGGGACTTGGAAAGTCTGGATAGAATTGCCCCGGTGGAACGAGGTTGTCGGCAAAGTCACCCGTGTAGGAACTGTAAGTGAAGTAATTAAGGCCACAGATGGGGAAAGCCGCGCAGGCCGCAGCAGCCTGGCAGTAACCTTCCATGGGCTGGTCGACCACCTTGGCGTGAAGCTGACAATGGCGCACCTGCACATGACCCTGCCATTCGATCTTTAAAGCGAATTCGTAACCCAGGTTGAGCGGGGGCATGCCGGGGATGGAATTGCACAAGGCTTCCGGCGGTTGGGGCAGAAGCACCCGGGCGGCGTATTGCCTGGCATTGGTCTTGAACACCTGGCAAACCCCGTTGACGGTGGCGGATAACTGGCATTGCGTTACCGAGGCGCAGAACTGCAAGGTCCCCCAGAGAACCCAGTCGGGATACTGGTCGGGCTGAAACTTCACCGTCATGCGGACCTCGTCCGCGATGTCGTCCAGGTAGAGTTCCAGCATGTAAAGCTTCTTGAGTTGGAACGTGGAAGAGAAAGAAAACGAACGGGTTATCATCCAGGAGGCAATGTAGGTCTTAATCGGGGTAATGCTGTCATGCAGTCCCTGTCTTTGAATCTCCCAAAGTTCCAGGTTGCTGGGTCCCGCCACGAACATGAAGCCCCGCTCGACATCGTTAATCCGGCCTTTGGTCAGTTGCAGAATTTGAACGCCGGTATGCACCCCTTCCCAGGCGGGTGGGAGTTTCTGGCGCAGGTCCGAGATGAGGTCATAGTTGATGCTCACCATTCCCCGGTGCTGGACCCCGTTAGGGGTCCGCAAGGGGGAGAAAGTTTCCAAGAGCTTGTTGTCGAAATAAATTCCACTGCCATAGAAAAGCAGGTCGTCGGTGTCATCGGAGAGCACCGGGTCCATCTCATGGCTCATGGGCACATTGCCGGGGTCGCCGAAATAACGGCGCACGACCATGAAGGCGCGAATGCCGTCCACCGACCGGTACCACATGTCCCCGTTGACCGAGACCGAGTTGCGTGGACCTTCCGGCCCGTAATCGATGAGCGAGACGGTTTGGATGGGGTAGGAGAGATTCTGCCAGGTGGTGCGGTCCACCGGCGCGTTGACCGAAAAGACGGCGTTGGTGGTGCCGACCAGAAGAACCCCAACCCCCAGGCTAGTGTCCTGGGTGGCCAAAAACTGCATGGTGGTGATCTTCCCGGCATTGACCGGAATGGTGAAGGTGCCGCCACCGTTTAAGAAATTATTGTCGGTGAACTTGAGAATGGCATCGCGGAACCCGGCCTGGGCAGTGCCGCTTGATTGGTCGCCCACCAGGTTTCCGGCGACAAAGGAACGCTGGTCGGGCAGGGTGATCCAGATCCGTCCCCAGCCATAGGCACCGAGAATGCCGGGAGGGATTTCATTGACCCCGGCGCGGCGAAGACTGTTGCCATCCCAGATGAGCGGGGATTCCTGGCCTGCCAAAATGATGCCGTATTGTTCGGCCTGGAAGATGTAAACAAAATCATCGGTGCTCTGGTTGGCATCGTAAAAAATCAGCTGGTTGCCCGAGGTGTCGGTGATGGCATCGCCCGACTTGACGGTGGCCCCGGTTGTCGACCCGCCCAGATATTCCGCCAGAATCTCATTGGTGAAGAGGTTCTGGACCTGGTATTGACCGCCATCAATGACGATGGTTTGGCCGACCGAAAAGACCGATTGAGTGGTCACCTCAATGTTGAGCGTGGCGTTTAGGGCCGGGACCGTGAAATCAACGGTGACGGTGACGGGGGTTTGAACGGTGATTTCCTTGAGCGTGAAGTTGGAGGAATCGAGAAAGAAAATCAGACCGCCCCGCGAAATAATCCAGCCACTGGCCACGCCCTGCCCATCGTAAAATTCCGCACCCTGATAAATTCCAGTCCATCGGGAAGTGAGGCTGGCGGGAACAGTGATCGGAATATTGGTCCAGGGCGGACGGGTGTGGACGTAACTGCCGCGAAAGGAAACATTGCAAGCGTTGGCGACGGAACTGGCCAGGATGAGGGACTTACTTTTTCCAGCATCCATCCCGGTGGAAAGATTGGTAAACCCGTCCAGGACTCTTGCTTTATCCGACATGGGTTTAAGAGAATCCCGCAGCCCCAAACACTTCTGTTAAAATGGTGCGAGCCAGCCACCGGATATTGGTCGAGCCCTGACCCACCACCGTAATCTTCAGAGCCTTATTGGTGTTATCCGCCGTCACGACGGGGTTGGCCAGATTCGGACTGAAGTTTTCCACCCCGTTGGCAACATTTGAACCGATCATAGAGACCGTCCCGGCATTGTTTTGAATGATCCCCGTGAAGGTCCACATGGCCCCTTTAGGCGGACTTTCGTTGGAACGGCAAACAATCTGTCCATCGAAAGCCCAGGCGGTATCGGTGGGAATGACCATGTTAAAGATGCCGAATGAGTCAGAGGCCCCGCCATCCAGGGTCATGGGGGTCGCCGTCGTCCCGTCCTTGGTCAGGCAACGCGCCTGAAGAATGCTGACCTGCGCGTCCCCATATGACGCAAAGACTCCACCAGCCCAGGCGACTTGCCCCATCAGGTAAGCATTGGCCCCGTATCCGCCAAACACGGTAGCAAAAGAGGCACTGACAGTATTGAAAGCTCCACCCCCCACTGTGCCATCGCTTGTGGCGGAACAGGTATTATTAGCTCCACCGGCAATCGTAGCGTTACCGCCCGAGGCGTTATTGCTCTGACCGCCGCCAACGACTGAGCGAGCCCCACTGACGGTATTACTAAGACCGCCAGCGATGGTGGCACTGGGACCATTGGCGGTATTACCCTGTCCGCCGCCCACGGTGGCCGCAGAGCCGCTGGCGGTATTGGTGTTGCCACCCGCCACTGTGCTTTCCGCGCCGGTAGCGTTATTGGTGAAGCCGCCGCCGACCGTGGCCTGGGCCTGCGTGGCCTGATTAGTGCCACCCCCGGCGACGGTGGAAAACTGGCCCGAAGCGGTATTATTGGTTCCCCCACCGATAGTCGATTGATTGCCGCTGGCGACCTGGGCAGCTGAACTGCGGTTGGCCTGCAAGTCCACTGAGTCGGTTCCACGAACATTGCCGCCGGTCGTTTGAATGGCCCCGTTGTCAGTGATAGTAACATTGGAACTTTCCAACGGCGGAAGCCCATTAACGCCATTAAATCGCGGGATGCCCTTGTCAGTCTCAGCCGTGCTAAGGGGCAACCAATGCAACCCGGTGGGCTGACTGCTGTCGGCTAGTAGAAGCAAACCGTCATTGGGCGCACCGCCGGTTCCCAGCCGCACCACGCTGGGATTGGGGGTGTTGTTCCCGTTATCCACCATCAGGTCGCCACGGGTGGTGGTGGGGAAACTGATCGAAGTACCCGGCGGTCCTTGTGAGCCAGTGTCGCCTTTCGGACCTTGTGGTCCCGCTGGACCGGTCTGGCCTTGCGGCCCCGGTGGACCGGAGGGTCCCTGCGGTCCTGGCACTTGAGTGATGATGGGAATTTGGACTGGGTCGCAAGCCATAAGGTTTAGTGCCACGCCCCATCCATCCAAATAGCGGTGGTCTGGAATGGCGGGAAGGAATCACTCTGAATCCAGATCGCCACCGGAGCGGTTGGGACGCCGGGATCGGGAACAGCGTTGCCAGTGAGCGGACTGCCGGTGCCGCCAAAAACTTCAGTGGTGCCACTACCTGGCGGAAGAGGAGCGGTGCTGGGAAAGTTAGAGCAGGAACATGGATTCCAGGAGGTGAAGCTACAATCGCACGGCAAAGTCGTCATATTAGTGTTGCCACTTTTCTGCCAACGTACGCTTTACTGATAACCCCCAGATGATGTAGGGTCAACACAAATGCCTACCACGGCTACGGTCAGAACCTATGGCTTAAAACCTGGCCTGGATCAGCTCTCCTACGACCGCTGGGCGTTCAGTCATCGCAATGGCCCGATGCGGGGAATGCCGCCACGGCCTGACCTTTTCCGGGCGGTTGCCAATCTGCTCCTGCCCAAGCATTTCGAGTATCACCCTTGGACTAACAACATCATCGATGCCTGCTGCTTCAATGAGTGGGTCGGCCTGGCGGGCTGCGCGGGGAGCGCAAAAACCTTTAATGTCGCTGGGTTTGCGGGGATTTGGTGGCTCTGTTGCCCCGAGGAATCCAGCGTCATCTTTTGCTCCACCACCGCCAAGGCTCTGAGGCGGCGGGGCTGGTCGGAGATCCAGCGGCTCTTCTCGGCTTTGGGTCCTCGGCAGTACGGCAACTTTGTGGATTCGCGCATGATCTGGCAGTCCAACAAGGGCGACGATAAACATGCCATCATCGGCATCGCCGTGCGCGAGGGCTCAGTCTTCAAGGTGGCCGACAACATCAAAGGCCACCACACCCGCCGCCAGATGGTTGTCATAGATGAGGCAACAGCCGTGCCGCATGCCATCTTCGAAGCGGGGTTCAACCTGTCTGCGGCCTGCGAAGAATTCCTAATGGTGGTCATCGGCAACCCCCGCTCGCGGCTGGATGAGATGGGGAAGTTCTGCGAGCCCAAGGACGGGTGGGCAAGTGTCAGCGTCGAGACCGAGGAGTGGGAGAGCAAGCCCCAACAGAACGGCAGGACCGGCATTGTGCTGCGGTTCGATGCCGAGAAGTCGCCCAACATTCTGAATGGTAAAACTGTTTCCAGGCACTTGCCTTCCCTGCGCCGGGTGGAGAGCCGCCGGGCACTGGCAGGCGGGGAGAACAGCCCCTCCTATTGGTCGAACGAACGGGGGTTCTGGCCACCCATCGGGCTCACTAAAACTGTCTTTAGCGAAGTAGGAATCATCAATGCAAAAGGTTTCGAACGCCACGTATTCACCGGAAGAAATTTCCGAATTATTGGAGCTTTCGACCCAGCTTTCGGCGGGGGCGACCGGCCCGCTCTTCGATTTGCCAAAATGGGAGAAATCTCTAACGGGAACACCGGCATCGAATGCATGCCGCCCGTCATCCTCACCATCGACGCCTCATCGAAAAACCCGGTCCACTTCCAACTTGCGGAACAGTTAAAACGCCAATGCGAATCCTTTCAATACAACGGAGTCGAATACTCCTGCGAACCCCAAAACCTGGGCATCGATGCCACCGGCGAGGGCGGGGGTCTGTGCGACATCGTCCAACGCATCTGGAGCCCGAAGATCATCCGCATCGAATTCGCGGGAGCGGCCAGTGAAGACTCCTGCTCGCCCGAGGACATCCGACCCGCAAAGGAGGTTTACTGGAATAAGCGCACTGAGATGTACTTCCGCTCTCGCGATGCGATGAACCATGAGCAGTTGCGCGGGTTGGACCAGCTGACGGCCCGAGAGCTTTGCACCATCGAGTTTGACGATTCGAAGCAGCGGATCGTGATGATGAACAAGCGGGATTACAAGGAGCAGTTCGGTGAGTCGCCCGACTTGTCCGACTGCTTTGTGATGATCATCGAGGTTGCCCGCCAGCGGGGTTTCCGCATCCAACCCATCGGCGAGACGGTCGCCCGCAGTGAGGAATTCTTCAACTACGCCCAGGAGGTTAACAGCGTGTACGAGGAGTCAGACCAGGTGGGCTATGTCCCGGAGGAAATCGAGGCATGAGGATCATCTCGCAAATCCCCTATGGCGGTTCTTTTCTCTGGCGTGACCCGCTGACCCGCCAGGAAGTCAGGGGCACCACCTTCGAGCAGTTGATGCACTTCGCCTACCAGGAGCGCAAGGCCAACGGTGTCCCGGTGGGATTGGACTTCGAGCAGGAGGTGGAGCGGGACATCTGCGCCAACTACCCCGATGACTGCGAGAATGTTCCGCCCGGCACCCGGCGCAAGAGCCATTGGAGCATGGGCGAAATCGTGCGGGGCACGATGACCTTTGCCCGGCACAAGCTCACCGGCTCGCAGTTAGTGGCCCAGGCCACCGCAAACGAGCGGGCCGCAATCTGCGCGAGCTGTCCCCAGGCAGTCTTCTTTTCCAAACCCTGCGCCGGTCTGTGCTCGGAACTGGTGAATGTCCTTTCGGGCACCGGCAGCAAATCCACTCCTTACGACCATGACCTGCGGGCCTGCGGCATCTGCGGCTGCTGGACCCGAGTGGCCGTGTGGTTCCCGTTGGACACCCAGTGTCCCGATGTGAACGAGGAAATGGCCAAACAATTCGCAGCCGTGCCCAGGTGCTGGAAGCAATGCACCACCTGAACTTATGGCTACTTACGGAACTGAAACATTAAAGACCATCGACCACGGGGAAGTGCCCGAGACTCGGATGTCCGATGCCCGCTCGACCCAGGACTGGGTCAGGCGGCTTTCCGATAACGACGAGCAGCGCGACTACAAGGAGTCACGGGTCAATGGACTGGTGGATGGCAATCCGCCCTTCCGCTATTCCAAACTCAGGGAAGCGGGGATGACCAATAAGTGCAACGTCAACTGGGGCATTGGCCGCTCATACATGGAGAATGGGTCGGGGGCCTTCTACGATTTATTCTCCGAGGCACCGGGCTATGTGAGCATTGAGACCAGTTACGGCACCGACGAGATGCGCCTGCAGTATTCCCGGGTGATGAGCGAGGAAGCCGATGCGATGCTCGACCGGGATCCGGTGTGGGATTACGAGATGCAGCAGAGCCAGTGGAAGATGGTGCTGCACGGCAAGGGTCCGCTCATGTTCGAAGACAAATACTCCATCCTGCCCCGGGCCGTGTGGAAACTCTTCGTCCCGGAATTCACTCCCTCCGATACCCATTACTGGGAGGCTTGCGCCCTGGTGGTCAACTACTACCCGCCCCAACTCTACAAGTTCATCCTGGATGAGGAGGCTGCCAGCAAAGTGGGCTGGGATGTGCCTTACACCAAGTGCGTGATTGAGAACGCCATGGACCTGCGGACCCAGGAGGGCATCCGCCGGGAGTGGACCTTTGTCCAACAGGAGTTGAAGAACAACTCACTGGCTTACATGTGGGATGATTCCAAGTGGATCCAGTTGGCTTATGTGTTCTGGCAGGAGTTTGACCAGTCGATCACGCAGGCCATCGTGGAGCGCGAAAGCTCGACCGGCACCGGCCCCCGGCAGGTCAGCAGCCAGAGCCCGGAGCCCACCGACATTCGCTATCTCTATTTCAACCGGGGACGTTACCGCACCTGGGAGGAATGCTGCCACCCGATGTACTTCGACCGGGGCAATGGCGGCATGCATCACTCGGTCACCGGCCTGGGGGTCAAGATGTATGCGGCCATGGAGCACCAGAACCGAATGATCTGCAACCTGGTGGATAAGGCCAATTCGCCCAAAACCCTCTTTAAGCCCACGACCACCGAGGCCACCCAGCGGTTCAACCTGGCGCATCACGGCGACTATGGCCTTTTGCCCTCCGGTTACGATGTGGTGCAAAACCCCATTGGCGGCATGCTGCAGGAGGGACTGGCGATGAACGGGGAGTTGACCCAAATCATGCAGTCGACCCTCTCGCAGTACCGCCAGCAGGTGCCCACTAAACAGACCGGCAACCCGGTGACCGCCAAACAAATCATGCTGGATGCCAGCCAGCAGAGCTCGCTCAACAAGACGACTTACAACCGCTATTACAAACAGATGGACGCTTTGTATGGCGAGATTGTCCGCCGGATGTTCGACTTGAACTCGACCGACCCTCGCGCCAAAGAAATCCAGAAGCGATGTGAAAAGCGCGGAGTGCCACGCCAGTGCTTTGGCCGCATCGAACGGGTGAGGGCACTGCGGGTGATCGGCCAGGGGAGCACCTTCATGCGGAAGAACGCAGTGGATTCCCTGATGCAGTTGGCCGGTTCGCTGCCCGAGGAGGGGCGGGAGAATCTCATTGCCGACAAGATTGCGGTGGAGGCCGGGCAGACGGCAGTGTCCCGCTACTTCCCCAAGACCATCCAGCAGCGGATGCCCAACGACCAGACTGCCTTTGCCATGACCCAGGTTGCCGCGATGAAGACGGGGGTTAAGCCCATCATTACCTCCCAACAGAACCCGGTGACCTTCGCCGGTGTGTTCCTCTCGGCAGCCGTCAGTGCCATCCAAAGCGTACAGCAGGGAGCGGACATCAATACGGTGGTTGCGTTCTTAAATATCTGCGGCCCGGCGATCATGGCGCACATGAAACGCTTCGCCCAAGACCCATTGCGACAATCCGTTTACAAACAGATGGAGAAACAGATGCAGCAACTGATGAAGATGACCGACCAGTTGAAGGCCATGGCCCAACGCCAGGCGGAACAACAGAAGGCACAGGCCGGTCGGACACAACAGGTGATGAGCGACTTGCAGTTAAAGAACGCCAAGACGCAGTCGGACCTCGCCATCAAGACGGCCAAGGCCCGCCAGCAGATGCAGATTAAAGACCAGCAGCACCGGCAGGGGATGGCCCTGGCTGATGCCTCGACCGCCAGCGAGATCCACCGCAGCAACCTCAAGGCATTCGCGGAGACTGAATGAGGAGCAATAGAATTATCACAATCGAAAAACCTAACGGTTGCTACTGGTTATGGGATGGTGTGCTGAAGGGTTTTGAAAGGAATAGCCGTGCGGAAAAAGACCGCCGGTATTTGCAGGAACTGGCCAAGGCGTTTGGTGTTACGAAGGCTGATACCGGCTTTGCGAGCCTGACTGAGGCTGGAGTATCAATCGGGATAGAAGCTCACCGCAATCCCATGCGGTGGATGTCCTTGGAACTCCTTGGACATATCAAGGTTGCCGTAAAGCATCCATTCTTTTTTGAGTTTTATGCCTGAAGGCGATCCTGAATTGCCGGATGAGGGACTGCCTGATGAGCTCGATGAGGACGAGGACTGTGAGGAACCGGCGGATGTGCTGCGGATGCGAACTGAGGATTTGGACGAGTGAAAGAGCTTTCTGAAATCGAAGTGACGGTGCTGGACAAGGGGCTCTTTGTGCCCATTGCCAGGCGCATCGCCCGCGACGTTAAGCGCGTGAACTACTGGTCGCCGCATGAGCGAGCCTTTGAAACGTGCAAAGACCAGATTGGCGATGGCTTCCCGGAACTCACCCGGCTGGAGAGTGAGTGGGACCGGGAAGAGGAGACCGACCTGTGGGTCTGTCCTGACATCGGACTATCCGGGATCCAGAGGAAGCTCTTGCGGGATGGCCGCATTGTGTGGGGTGCCCGCGCCGGTGATTCACTGGAAATCCTGCGGGGCAAATTCCTGAACGTATTGCAGAACGAGACTGAGTTGCCGGTCCCCAGGTGTGTGCCGATTTACGGGATCACCGACCTGCGGGAGCATCTCAAAAAGCGGGAGGACAAGTGGATCAAGATCAGCCGCTATCGCGGGGACTGGGAAACCTTGCACTGGAGGAGCTGGGATGAGGATGAAAATACCCTGGACCATTACGCCGTGAAGTTTGGTCCCTACCGGGAACAGGTGGTGTTCTATGTCTTTGACCCTATCGAAACCAAAATTGAGGACGGTTACGACGGCTATAACATTGACGGCAATTGGCCTAGTCTTTGCGTTCATGGCATGGAGGCCAAGGACAAGGCGTTCCTGGGGGCGGTGCAAAAGTTCGAAGATCTACCCAAAGAATTGTCGGTGGTTAACGAGGCCTTCGGGCCGGTACTGGCCAAATACGGGTACCGGTCGTTCTTCTCCTCCGAGGTTCGAATAACCGAAGAGGGCGAGAGCTACTTTACCGACCCCACCTGCCGGGCGGGCTCGCCACCCTCCCAGGTAATGGCCGAGCTCTTCGCCAATTTCTCGGACATCATCTGGCAGGGGGCTAACGGAAACCTCATCGACCCGGAACCCGCCGCCAAAATTGGAGTGCAGGGGCTCATTAAATTGAAAGGCGACCGCACCACCTGGTCGGCCATGAACCTGCCCGAGGAGTTGGACCGTTGGATCAAATGTGGCAACTGTGTCCGGGAGGGTGGCAAGCTTTGGTTCCCGCCAGATGATTCCAACGATAGTGACGTTGGCTGGCTGGTTGCGATTGGAGACACCATTGAGCAAGCGATTGGGGAACTTAAAAACCACGCTGCCATGCTGCCCGATGGTGCCTCCTGCGAATTCTCCGAGCTCTCCGATTTGCTGAAGCAGATCAAGGAGGCCGAGGACAGTGGTATGCAATTCACTGAACAGACCATACCTGAACCCGAGATTGTGTTAGGAGGTGATGATTAATGCCGCCTGAAGAGCAGCCAGCAAACCCAGGTTTGAGAGCGCGAGGGGCTGACGCATCTCGCCAACAACACGCAGACCAAAGTTATGGAAAGAGAAACCGATTCAACGTATCCGAATAACCCGTTCGATTACCACAAGCCGCCAGCGCAGGACCGGCCCCCGGTCATGGACCCGATGAAGGATGTGTTCCGCATGCCCTGGCCCCGCAAGCCCATGAGCGACAAGACTCCCAAAGGCAAGAGCAACAGCGGATTTGCCAGGACGGGCATTCACTTCGGCCCCCGGCACAAGAAGCGGCATTAAAGGTGTTGACAGAATAGTGGCAACGGTGTCGAGTAGTAACGCAATGCTACTGGATGACACTAAAACTGTCCGGGTGAGCAAGAACGCTCACGAATCACTGACTGAGATGGCACAGAAGAACCATGTGAGCGTGGCCTTCATCGTGGACTTCATGCTCGGCAAGTGCCGGGAGAAGCTGGAGGAGCTCTTCGCACAACAGCCCAAGGCATGAACCGTGATGCGGCAGACCTGAAGGGCCACGCCATCAACCTCACCATTTGCTACTGCACGGCCCGGAGGAACTGCAAGATTGAGTGGTTCCTCGATTCGTTATTGAGGCTGCTCGATGATGGAGAGTCGCTTCCCTTTGCGACCAACGTGGTGCTGGTTGACTTCTACGCCAAGGAGAGGCCGGTTGAATTCTTCCCGCCCCGGTTTCCCTACAAGTTAGTCGAGCCAAAACCGTGTGTCTGGCAGGGCAAGCACCGGCTCACCAAGGAGGATTGGTTTGCCATGGCCAACGCTCGCAACACTGGGCTGTGTTATGCCCCCGATGGATGGATTGCTTACGTGGATGACCTGTCGGTCCTCATGCCCGGCTGGGTCAACTCGGTGACCGATGCCATTCAGAAGGGTTACATCGGCCTGGGTGCCTACCTGAAGGTCAGGGACTTAGTGGTCACCAATGGTCGAGCCGAATCGTTTAAGCTCCAGGACAAGGACGGTCGCTGGGACCAGGCCGCATCCGACCTGGTTTCGGTTGGCGGCGACTGGATGTATGGCTGCTCTTTGATTGCGCCGGTGCAGGCGTTCCTGGACATCAACGGGTGGGGTGAGGCCCTGTGTGATGGTCTGGGGTTTGAGGACGTTTGCACCGGCATCACCCTGGGCAACACCAACCGCTATGGCTTCCGTTACAACCGGAACATGCTGACCTTGGAAAGCGAGGAGCACCACCACCTGGAGCCTGCCTTCCGAAAGGAGGACTGGCATTGGGAAGGGGACCGGCCTGTCATCGGCGGCAATGGACAGAACGACAAGTCGCACAGTGCGCTCAACCAGGCCCGGGGGAGCACCCGTTTTGAGCAGTATTTCGGCAATGGCTTTGACGACATCGGGACACTGAGACAGGCCATTCTGAACGGCGGAGAGTTTCCCGTTCGCTGCACCCCGGAGCATGACTGGTATACCCGGATGCCACTGAGGGAACTATGAAGCTGGTGTCGTTCTTGATGCCCAGCCGCCACCGGCATGAGTGGCTGGAGAGGGCACTGCGTTCAATTGACAACACAGCTCTGGACCGGACAGAGGTCGAGGTGGTGCTGAAGGTGGATGCGGACCAGCCGGAGCGGGAGTGGTTCGTTAAAACGCTGAATCTGCAAGTACCGGTCAGAGTGGTGGTCAGCGACCGGGGCAAGACAAAAGGCGGGGACATGCTGCGGTTCACCGAGGAGATGCTCAGTGCAGCGCAGGGCAAATGGTCCTGGTTTCTCGATGATGATGCGTGGCTGGTCGGCAACTGGCAGCCGCAACTGCGAACCGCCAATGAGGGCAAGGCTTACATGGCCGAATTCTACGAACTGGGTGGAAGTTGTTATCCCTTTCCGTATGGAGTGGGCGGCATGGTGGTGCCCACGGCATGGGCCAAGTCGTTGGAGAATTACCTGCCGATTGATTACTGCTGGTTTGACGAGTGTCACAAACAAGGCAGGCAGATTGAGGCTCTGCGTGACATCCACTGGCATCACGATGGGAGGGGCCGATGATTGCTGAAGCTCTCATTGTGCAACTGCGCCGGGAACTGGTTCTGGACCGGGAAGGGTGTCTGCAGGGCTGGACCACCCCGGAGCGCGGCGTGGAGATGGCGGAACTGGTTATTAATTTTGAGCCTGGCCTCATCGTAGAAATCGGGTGTTTCGGGGGACGCTCGACCATTGCGATGGGGCTGGCTCTTAAAGAGCTGGGGCGCGGGAAGCTTTACACCATCGACCCGTGGAAGCGTTCCGATTGCCTGGAGTCTGAGAACGATGCCAACAAGGGCTGGTGGCAATCCATCGACCTGGACTGGGTACACAAGGGGGCGATGGAAGCTTTCTGGCGATTGGGCCTGGATGAGTACGTGATTCCGATTCGAGCTCAGTCCCAATATGTTCACCAGTTATTCACAAATATTGACATGCTCAACATCGACGGCAATCACGCCGAGGTGCCCTCCTGCCGCGACGTTCAAAACTATGTCCCCAAAGTGCGAAAAGATGGAATCATCCTGTTTGACGACTGCGACTGGGAGACCACGCGAAAAGCTCAGGGCCTCATCCTCGATTACGCCGACTGTGTTAAGGACGGCGCGACCTACAAGATTTTCAAGGTGCGATGAACGACCAGCTGGAAAAACATCACCTCAAGCGGGACGACCTGGTTCCCAAGCTCACCGAGCAGGCCGCACACTCCGGGTGGAAGGCCGGGATCTTCTCCTTTGGTCTGGCCGAAAAGGACCACGTTGACTACTTCAATCCCGGCATCGTTGAGCGGCCCGATGGACTTTGGCTCTTGGTCCGACGCTCCATCTTCGAAGACCGGCTGCGCTTTGGCCGCAATGCCATTTACGCCTTTGCCCTGGGAGAGCCTGATGGCATCACTCCACTGCGCGGGGTGAAAGTCCAAATGATGCCGAGCAAGCCCGAGGAGCAGTTTGAGGATCCTCGCGCCGTTGTCTTTGGCGGGCGCACCTGGATTGGTGCCTGCAACTTCGTTTGGTTTGGTGACCGCAACCGCTGGACCGGTGGACACCAGATCCTGGTGCCGGTGGATGACAAGTGGGTCGCCGTATCCCGGTATGATCCTGACTACGGCAAGAATGGCGGCGGGCTGGGACAGAACCGGGGGCATGAAAAGAACTGGCTCTGGTGGTTCCACTCCCAGAAACCCCACATGCTTTATGCCGGTCCACCCAACCATGAGATTGTCGAGTTCGATGGGGAGATGCGCCAGAGCCAGGTCTACAAGACCACCAGTGAATGCCCCTGGCCGCATGGTGTGATTCGCGGGGGCACCCCGCCGGTTCGGGTAGGTGATGAATACTGGACCTTCTTTCACAGTTCGATGGAATGGAAGCCGCCCTACCGGCGATACTTTATGGGAGCCTACGCCTTCAAAGCAGAGCCACCGTTCAACGTAACAAAAGTTACGGCAGAGCCCTTGCTCATCGGGAGCCAGAACGATTACTGGTTCCCGCGCAAACCCCTGGTGGTGTTCCCCTGCGGGGCACTGTTGCGGGAGGGCAAGTGGCTCATCACACTGGGGGTGAATGATTTGAAATGCGGGTGGGTCGAGATTCCGCACGATGACCTCACGATACTGGTGAGCGATTTATGAAAAAGAAAACCAAACGAAGACAAAAACACAGACGGGAGTCATTTGGCTCCAGGACCCAAAGGACCGTTGACAAGAGGACGGTCAGGACACCACCACCGAAAGACCCGCCTCGACCGGCACCGCCGAAACCCTCACCGGCAACCCACCCCTGCCTTGCTGCGGGACATAACTACGTGCAGATGTATGCGCCCTGCCAGAACCCGGTAGCTGGCAACACACATCCCCAGCTGCAATCGATGCCCATACAAAGAGCCTTCTGCTCCAAGTGTGGATGGATTGTGGAACTAACCCCGCCGGTAAAACCTGTGCCCCCGGGTCCAGTTCAGTGGGGGCCATACTAATGAAACGAATAGCCAGAGACGATATTCGCAAAGGCATCGAGCGGATGAAGTTCAAGTGGGTGGACCAGACCCTGAAGAAGGAACTGCCGCCGCATATCTACCATGGCATGCACTACAAGGACCAGGATGCCCTGGGCTGGATGAAGGAACGGGGCTATCGCATCGAGCAGGAGGGCAACATGGTTACGATCTTCCGGGGTCTCACCGTGATTGGCCGCAAGTTTCTGGTGCTGGAACTCAAGAGTTGGGAGGAAATGGATGTCATTGTTAAAGCTGCGGGCACAATTATCCCGCCTCATAAAGTGGATCCCGATGTTCGGTAAAAGACAGCTCAAGATCCAAATCGTAACCCGCACGGTTACAGAATTGCGATTGCATGAGTGGCAGGCCGATAAGGAGCTCTCCGGGCAGGCGAAGATCCTGCTGGGGGATTCCCGGCTCCAGCTCATGCTGGCGGTGCTGCACAACGAACACCCGGCCCTGGTGGTTGAGGACCACCACAATTCATCCCTGGAGATGCGGGCTATCCTGCAGGCCAGGGCCGAGGGCTACTCGATGTGCCTGGCTAACCTGGAGGCACTGGGACAGTTCAAAGCCATCGGCACGGCACCCGATGCCACGTTCGAGCCCGAGGAATTACGCAAGTAAGTTGTTGACAGGTTACTGACAACGGTTTCATGTAGTGATTATGCCTGATGCACCGACACTAGCACCACCGGCGCAGGCGTTGAAAGATTTCATGGGCGCACTCTCCGCAGAGTTGCCCAACCCGCAAATCGGAACGCCCGCGAATATTCCCAATAAAGACAAACTGGTTGAGCCTGAGCCACCGAAGGAGCCCGACAAAGAGCCACCCAAGGAGCCGCAGAAGGAACCGGCCAAAGAGCCCGCCCGGGAGCCGGTGACCACCGAGGACAAGTGGCCCCGCTCGGCTGACCAGTGGAAAGAGTTTAAGAAGGTCCGGGATAGTAAATACGCTGAATATGAGACCCGGATAAAGACGCTTGAGTCGGAGCGCGATGATGCCAAGAAGACCACGGCCACACCGGCGACCGAGAGCTCAGAGTACAAATCATTGCAGGAGGAGCGGGATGCTCTGAGCGAGCGTCTGAAGGTGGTCGATGTCACCCAGCACCCGAGGTTCCAGGCTTACTTCGGGGACAAGAGGAAGGCGCAGATTGATGTGGCTCGCTCCATTGTCGGGAAGGAAAGGGCTGACCAAATCGCCAAGATTCTGGAGATGCCCGAGGGTGAATACAAAGACACGCAGCTGGACGAATTCACGGCGGACCTTACCTCCATGGCTGCGGCCCGAATCGGTGGGGTGGTTAATAGCCTGGCGATACTGGAGAATGAGCGGCAGGGCGAAATCAAGAAGAGCCAGGAGAACTTCCGCCAGATGCAGGAGACTGAAGCCAAACGGGTTGCCGACCAGGGTGTCATGCTCAACAAGGCTGTGGATTCAGTGCTCTTGGCCGCACAGAATGCCAAGAATGGGCACCCGGCCTTCCAGAAACGGGAAGGGCAGGAGGAGTGGAACAAGGCAGTCGACCAGCGGGTCCAGGTGGTGAGGAACCTTTTCAGTGGCAAGGGCAGCGCGGATAGCATCCTGCGGCTGATTGTGGCGGGGACCGGCTCGGAGCCAGTGCTGGAGGAGAACCTTGCTTTGCGGGACCAGTTAGCCAAAGCGCAGGAGCAAATCAAGAGTCTCAGTGCGGCTCAACCGAATGCGCGAGTCCAGAACACTGAGACCACCACCAACGGCAACGAGCCCAGGAAAGTCCTGATTGCTCCCGGCTCCAGCCCCCGGCAGGCCATGGCCCCGTGGGTTGCGAACCTGCCGAGGTTGGACGAGCAATGATAATCGCAGGGGCCATCCTGCTGGCCCTGCTGATACTGGGATATGTGTTCGCTATTGGCTTTAGCATCGGGATGACCTTTGAGCGACAGCGAGGCAAGGACTTGCTCAGGCGCACAGAGCCCTACCGCACTACGATTCGGAAATAAATCTGTTGACACGTTTTTGGCAACGTGCGACAGATGCCTTGGTTGAAGGCTGCAACCGACATAAAACAGCCTCAGGTCATTAAAGCTCGGTAACAGGACCAGGAGCACCGGCGTTACGCGCCGACTTCATCGCGTAAAAATCCAAAACACCCGCAGTGTGTCGCCGCATCGGCATGCGGTCTTCCCCTGCAAACACGTTGGCAACTTTGAGATTTTTATGGCCTGTTTAAATCCGTTCGATGTCCTGAGAATGCGCGTCGAAGATCTCGGCCCGCAACTCTACGTTCGTGCCTCCTGGCAAGACCCCTGGTTGAACCTGGTCCCCCGCGCTGAATGGCCGGTGGGAGCCGGTCTGAACCGCTCGGCCTTCACGATTGGTCGAAGCGAACCGGCGACCGATGAAGAAACCTGGCCCCCCATCCAAACCACTTCCGGCGGAACCTTTGTGGGCAGCTGTGCCGTCACCTACAACCAGACCTATGTGGGTCACCTGGAGGTCGTGTACAAGCCCGAAGAGTTCGGCCTGGTCGGCCCGCTCATCTGTCAGGACGACCTCACGCTGCATTGGAACTCGACCGATTTTTGGGAAAAGTATTTTATGGCATTGGAGAAAAGAAATGCCAAATCCATCATCAATCGGCTCGCCAACATTTACATGAATTATTCAAGCAAGGCGGCTTGTATTAATTCGACCTCCAGCCCTTTCACCTTCGTGCCGGGCATCTTCAACCAGGCCGCAGCCCAGCCGCCACCCTCCATTGTTGACTTGAACGGTGTGACGGCGGGCAGCACTGCCATCGGCCAGGCTTCCTGCAATCTCTCGCAGGACTTTCTGGACCTGACGGCACTCAACTTAAACGAGACCGGCGCATTCGATCCCAACAGCAACGGTTGGATGACGCTGGGTCCTGAGGGTCCTATCTATTCGCTGCTCATTGGTCAGGAAGCTTCGAATAAAATCCTGCTTAACAACAGCGAGCTTCGCCGTGATTACCGCTCGGCCTTTGAAGCCTTTGGCGATGCCAACCCGGTGATTGCCCGCATGGGTGCCTCGCGGGTCATCAAGAACTTTCGGCACATCATCACGATGTTTCCGCCACGGTGGGCATGGCTGACTTCCGGCCAGGCCCTGTCACTGGCTCCCGGACTGCCACCGACTGTCGCCACGGCGACCGGTTACTACCGGGTGCCGACCTGGAACATGTCGACCGCTCAGGTCAATGCGACGAAGGGGCAGGTATCCATCGTGAACCCCTACTGGCAGAACCCCAACATCGCCACCTACGAAGGCTGCATTGTGCTCAACCCATGGGTCTACACCGAAGAGGTTCTGCGGCCCGTCAACTCTGCGCCGGGCATGAAATGGATGGCCCAAAATTATATGGGGGAATGGAATTTCATCACCGGCAACGATGCATTGATCGGCTTCCCGGATTGCCCGGCTGGCACCCAGGACCCGACCCACAAACTGGGACGGCACGTTGCCGAATACCGGCATGCGGCCAAGCCGATTTTCCCTGATTACGGACGGCTGCTCATCTTTACCCGATGCGTTGCTGACTTCGACTGTGTCAGCTGCAGCTGATTGGTAGTGTACTTGGGCTCCCCGGTGGGGTGGCGGTTGGTCCTCACCGGGGTTTTCCCCACTTCAAAGAAAGGTTAACTATGAAAGGTAAGAAACCAAAAAAGGCCAGGGGGACTGCTGTCATTAAATCCGCAGGCGGCGGCAGAGGCGGATATAAACATGCCCCCGGCGGCAAGCCATCGAATTTCAAAGGTGGTCACCCGGTGAACTGCTGATATGAAGGACTACGAAAAGGTGGAGTTCCATCCGCCCCAGAATGCGGCGGTGCCTGAGGGCGAAGGAGCGCAGGAGTTCGACCTCGTCTGCACGTTCCGGCGCAAGCCAGACGGACGAGTCTGCATGACGCAGTTCGGTGATGCGCCCATGCCGGGCTATGGCAAGGAGAAGATGAATGAGGCTAAACCGGACTACGGCGGTTATGTCGGCAGCATGAGGCAACAAGGTTATCCCAACGCATGAGCACCTTCCTACACCAGGGAGTCCATTACCGCTCCCAGTTCCATGAGCTGCCCACACGTCAACAGTTCAAGTTTGTCAGCAGCCCCGGCACAACCTGGGTGAAGACCGGAATGAGGACCTACGCCGCGCCCACCCAGGACCGGTGGAAGGGCAAAGGCTACCGATGCACCAGCACTGGCCGGGTGAAGTACTGGCAGGGGGCCACGTTCACTGCGGTCGCCGGTGCTGCGGTTGAACTTCTCTATCCATTCATTGTCGCCACCGAGGACGCGATGCGGGACTGGTAGCATGCCCTTTCCTCCCAACACACCACCCAAAGCGGGGGATACGCGGCTGATGCTCTGGAAGAAATTCCTACAGCAGTTGGTCCCAACGGGCCGCAATGTCTCTAAGCAGACCGACACACGGCGAGCGACCCAGGTCAAGGTGCTGCGAACGCTCAGGGGCCAACCGTGAGCATGGGCTTTAGTAATTTCGCACCGCAGGCGGCTGACGGGATACGGGTGCTGCTGGCCAAAATGCTAGCAGTGAAGGGAGGCGGAACCAACCTGATCCCTGCAGGGTCCACTTATGACTTCAACCAACATTATAACGTCAACATTCAAATTGGGCACACGTATCGCGCCGTGTTGGTTGCGCCTAACGACGTAAGCGTCAGTGACCAAAACAATGTCTATGGGAATGGAGCCGGGACCTACACCTTCACGCCAGTCTCAAACCCTCTCGTCTTCGGCGGGTCTGGTGCGTTCGTCGCGGTAACAGCCCAGCTTTACTTCGTGTCATGAAAAAGTTGATCTCACTTTGCTGTCTCTGCTGTGCGCTCTCGGCCTTTGGTGCGGGTTCCCCTTACGTGCCCATGTATCCAGACGGCAGCGTGCCCAATGCGCTGAAGCTGACCAATACGGCGAACCTTTACAATGGTACGTATTCAGGGAATGGCGCGGGATTGACAAACCTGAACATCACCACCGACATTGCCATCGGCAATATTCAAGGTCCAAACAACACCGCACCCATGGTCATCTGGGATGATGATATCGGGCTGGACTTTGATGGGATTGAGGCCTACTACGCCGCCCTGGGTTTCATGGATAAGGGGCTGGTTAATATCATTGCAGCAGTTTCTTCCACAGACAATCGCTCTGATGTATCGGGCGGTCCACTGTATGATGTTGTTAACAAGTACTTTAAATACCCTTTTATTCCAATCGGAACGTCTCCTTCTGCTTATCAAGGGGGGTATATTGGGATAACCAACAACAATGGGGTATTAGGATGGTCTGGTAATCCGAGCCCGTTGTATTTGGCTAATCCGCTCTTCTCCTCCACCTACACCAATTCGATCTCGTATCCCAGTGCTCTTACGGTGTATCGCAAAGCCCTGGGAAAAGTTCCAACTAATTCGGTTACGATGATATTCGCAGGCCCTCTTTATAACTTGTATAACCTATATCACAGTGGGCCTGACCAATACAGCTCTTTATCGGGACCAGACTTGATCAAGAGGTCTTGTCGGGAAATCATTATTGTGTCAGGCAATCGGGACCCGGTTGCCAATGGATACAAGGTGTCCAACTTTGATATCGTTCCTGACCCGCAACTTTCATCCTTTGTTTGCTCAAATGATTTTGGAATTCCCGAGACCTTTCTTTGGATGAATGGGGCCATGGGTCATTTTGTTCAAGACAGTGGTGCCGTTATTAATGGGATGGTTGGCAGCAGCTTATTGCCACAAGCCGTTAACGCCTGCACTACAAACTGGAACCCGCTGTATGGTGACGTGCCGTTCCCCCATTTTGCTCCTTATGCTGGATGGTATCTGGATGAAGAATGGCAAGTTCCGTGGGCCATTTATGGAACCAACACCTGGGGTGGTGCTGCCTTCACAGTCACCAATGGATGGCAAAGGTTTACTCCCATTCCAGGATATCCAGCCTCCAACTATTTTGTAGGGGATGTCAATGGCCATCACAGGTGGATCTTGATGACCAACACTGATAATTTCTATATTACCAACGGTGCCAACACATTCAACTTACTGCCGAAGAACCTCGGTAATAATAACGGGGTTAGTCAATCGGTCAGCATCGCTGGGCAATCCATCTTAAATGTTCTTAATGGGCAGGTGGTTGGCGTAACCAACTGGAGTATCACCGGCCTAACGGGAATGAGTTTTTGGTTTGATAGTGACAGCATCACCAACACGGTAAATAACTCAACGATTGTCAGATGGCCCGAGTCTGTTTTTGGTGGAACTTTAGCAGCCACCAATGCTGGAGCAACTGCTCCCACATATGTAACGAACCAGTTAAATGGTCATCCAGTTGTTAACTTTAATGGCTCACAGTTCTTACAATCACTTGCCAAGGATTATTTTAAACCTGCGTCTGTGTTTGCGGTAATTAAATCCGCTGGGGTTCCATCTTTTCAGGACTTTTTTGCCCCCGCTGGAACATCAGGTAATAATCCAGGCCCTTCTCTTAGATTAACACCTGGAGGATTGGTTGAATTCTTTTATCCTTGCGGCGGCTCTCTTGCTATCAGCCCATCTCCCATAGCAAATGGGCCATGGTATATTATTGTGGCCACCTATGCCAATGATGGAACTTCCAAGTTGTGGTTAAATGGAGCGTTGGTTACAAATCTGGTTTCAATTTTAAACCCCTCTTTCACCCCTGTTCCGATGCTGATAGGCGCAAACAAATGTGCGGGAACGCTTCAGGAACAGTTTAGTGGTCAGATGGCAGACATCGGGCTCTCCAGTTTTACCTTATCGGATGGTGACGTGGCCTCCATAACGACATACTTCCAGAATAAATATGGCCTCGTTACCAGCGGCGGCGTGATTACTTCCGGTGTCACTACGAACATCAACACTCCCTCCACGGTTCAGAATGCCCCATACACGATCAACAGTGTTACCAATGGTTTGATCCAGAAATCATCCACGTTCGGCATTATTAATTTAGGAGGCATCAACCGGAACTGGTTTGATTCGGATACGATCACCAACACTGTGAATGGCTCCACAATAGTTAACTGGCCCGAATCCATTCTCGGTCTATACCCAGCTACTAATGGCGGACCTAAAGCACCCACCTTCATCATCTCGGGATTGAATGGCCATAATGTTGCCAATTTTGGAACCAACCAATATCTCCAGTCCGGTGTGTATACCGGACAATCTCAGGGAACAGTGATCGCAGTATTTAACTGCACCAATAACTCTCCTGTTTATCGAACCATCCTGGGAACACAGGGGTCGGGTGGTGTTGGTCTTCGACTTAATCCCTCGTCTCAGCTGGAGCTTCTGTTCGCAGGACACGCAACATTTGGCAATTCACAGACCATATTCAACACCAACACCTGGTATGCCGTGATGGCAACATACAGTAATCTCACCGGCAATTTCTCGATTTACGTGAACGGCAAACAGGATACCAATGGCATTAATTCCTTTGGCACTTTTGGCAATTTCACAAATATCATCGGTGCGGATAACGACCAGAATCTGGCATCACCGTATAATTATTTTCAGGGCTACATTGCTGACACCTACACCAGTGATAAATACCCGCAAAGTGCAGCAGATGTGGATGAGACGTTTAAATTTCTCAACTTTAAATACAACATCTATCCAGCACCCGTGGTCGTAACCAATACTGGGCAGGTTAATTTTGGCTGGAATATTAATGGTAGTGCAACCGGACTAACTAATCTTTGGATGGCTTATAGTAATGACCAGCAGATTTTAACACCGGAAATGTTCGGCGCGAAAGGGGACGGGGTTGCCGACGACACTGTTCCCTGCAACACCTGCGAGGCAAAGGCAGAGGCGTTAATCCTCAAAGGTTTCAATGTCCAGTCTCAATATAATCCCAGGCTTTATTATAAGATGACCGGAACACTGAACCTGACCAACCGGTTCAATATCTACAGCCATGGCAAGACCTGGGGCGGGGTCTTCGGTGGTGCCCAGCTTCCAACTTTCGTTTCCAGTGCCAACCCTGCACTCACTTGCAATTTAACCAATATCTTCCCGGCTGGTTCTGTAATCGAAGGAATTACGGTAGCCAGCAGCAACGCGTTTTTTAATGGTGCGGGTAAAATAACTGCTGGCCAAAACGGGTTCGTGTTCGTATGCACCAACTCCAACTTTCAGACTTTTAACGTTAACAATTGCGGGGCAGGCGGATTTGATAATGGCTTTGCTTTCACCAATATCAACGACACGGCCCTTTATGGCCTGCACGTAAATAATTGCACCAACGGGATCGTTGTAGGTTCGTGGGCTTCCGGCAACTCGACGACCCAACAGGGGTGCAAGATTTCAGAATATCGGGCAAATTGTTATGGGACCCATTTACTGATTGATGGCCTTTACGGCAGTGCTGGTGAGTGGTCGCTTTATGACCTGGACTTGGGTGGTGCCGGGAACACCAACCATCATTTAACTTATTTCAGGGGCTGCAGGATAACCGCTATCAACTGCCATCTGGAAGGGCAGGGATTGATCAATCGGTCTGGGTTTTATCCCATCTACCTGGACAACACCAGATTCAACATGATTGGTGGGGACTGTGATCTCGGTGGGCAGCCAACATTCTTCTGTACCAACAACGGCTCTTTTCGTGTGACTGGCGGGGTTTTGCTGGCCAGCGCAGACCTGGGTGATGGAAACCACTATTATGCGGTTTTCAACAACGGTGGTTTTGCGAGTGCCGGATGTGCTTATGATGACTGGGGAAACACAGCCGCTACACTTCTTTGCACCAATGTTTCCGGTGGGGCAACGCTTACCATTGGGAATGCTTCGCAGATGACTTTTACGGGGATCGGTGGAAGCCTCCAGCCTTTTCTATTAGGCGGGGATGTTGACAAGACCAAATACCACGAAATATTCGGCTTTGGTAATCATTTCTACTTTACCTCGATAGGCAATGAGTGGGATTGGCTGAACGCAGGCGGCACTCAAGTAGCATCTCTTCAAAACTCACAGTTAATCCTTGGCGGTGCTGGAACCGCTTCAGTTATTGCCACAAATACTGGACCAGGACTGTACTTTGTTACCAATAATTCTGCAGCTAATGGCAGCTTGCTCATACTTCAAGCTGGAAGTGGCAATGCCTACATGAGAACTAATGGAACTTGGAAAGCCCTAGCTATCGGACCATGAAACACGACACCCTGGTGGTTGTCCTGAAGGCTTTGTGCTACGTGACCATTGGCGCACTGACCCCATTGGCGGAAGCGTTGCAGCAGTACGCGCATGACGGGGTCTGGCCCACTAAGGTTACCTGGGTAATTGCCATTTCGGGTTGTGCGGTCGGCGCGGCCACGCAACTTCTGGCGTTTCTGTCCGGTTCGTATACCGACTACCGGGCCAAGCTAGCGCAGAGTTCAGCGGCAGAGACGAGTAAGTGAGCAGGTTGCCCGAGGTGTCGGTGTTCCCGGTAAAGACGCAGTTGGGTGTGCCGGTGGTAATGGTGAGGTTGGTGTCCAGGGTGTTGTAAATGATCTTCAGGTTGGCGAGGTTGGAGTAAACCCTGAAGGTGATCCCGTCCATGGGGCTCTGGCCTGGGTTACGCAGCAGGTTCCCGCTCACGGTGGCATTCTTCATCCCGGCCCCGCCCCATAGTCGTATCGCCGCTCCCGGCGAACTGGCGGTTGCGAGCGGACTCAATTCGACCACGTTGCCGACGACCGTGACCCCGTCAATGCCGGTCGAGGCCTTGGTGATATTGATTCCCTGGCTGGCCCCGAGGAACTGGTTGTAGGCAATGGTCAGGTTGGTTTCCCAGAAGGAATCCGAATAGAGGCTGATATAGCCGCCGATGGCCAGGTTGTTCATAAAGGTGGCGTTAACGGATTCGGTGGCCTGGTAGGCGTTGAACATGGGATAGCCATTGGTGCCGGTGTAAGGCGGCAATTCCACTCGGCACTTTTCCACCACTCCCTGGGAGAGCAGGGCCACGCCGCAAACGTAATCGCCTTTGACCTGGGCGACTTCGCATTCGGTGACGAGATTGCCTGAGTAGGCTTTGTTGGCTTTGTTAGCGGACAGGTCGTTAATGAAAATGGCGAAGCATTCACTGCCGGTGGCCCCGCTGCCCGAGGGGTTGATCACTTTGACACGGCGCACGGTCTCATGGTTCCCGCCCGTGTGGACCCCGGCAATGGCGTAAGGTTCCGAGCCGGTGGCGTTGCAGTCGGCGGTCAGGTCAGAGACCTCGACGTTGTTGGCCATGGTGGACAGGTTGACGGCACCGTTGAAGGCCGGGTCCCGGCGGACGATGGTGATATCCTTCCCGCAACCCAGCAGTCGTTGTCCTTCCTTGAGGTTGCTGGTGGCCTGGGTCCAGAACACGCCAGACAAAAGGCGTAGCTCGGCATGGTCGGGCGCATTGGACAGGATTAAATCGAAGTCGCCGCTGAAGGGGTTAGAGGCGGTGCCCCCGCCGGTGAGTGTGCCGCTACCGGCATGAGTGGGGCCAGGAGCAATCCAGATTTGGGTTTGGGCAAACAGGCTGCCCGAGAAGAGTAAAGGCAGGAAGAGTTTCACAGTCAGCCAGGATATGGCGCAGAGCTGGAGCCGTCACGCAATCACACCCAGTGACGAAACAGCCCCGGCTCCAGTGTGGGTTAGAGTCCGGGGCTGGCCGCAGTGGGGGATGCGGCTAATCTTTCTTGCAGGGCAGTCTGATGGAACGTGGGTCGTCGATCCGGCCTGCTGTGCTTACAACTGCGTTAACTCCGCATTTCTTGCATTCCACGTAGAAGAAACCGCATCGTCTGGCCGGGTAGGGCAGGAAAGCCTGGCAGGACTGCGCTCCCTTCGAGACATCCAGGTGGATGCCATCGGGGTAACGCAGGTCGGGCACCTGCTGCGGCTCATGGCCACTGTCCACCCACTCAACGAGGAACTGCTCCTTCATTCCCGTTTCCCGTTGGGCGAGATTTCGGGTGTCGGATGTTCGAAGAGTTCTGGCAAACGAGACTTCGCATCTTTGCGGAGCGAGGGGACCAGTGAGTTCATCACCGCCCGCACCGCCTGGCCGGTGCCGTTGCGCCACTCACTGCGATAGGTATGCCCACTCTCATAGCCTTCCGCTTTCTTGGCTTTGAACAAGCGATAGCTGATCTGGTTAGGCGAGAGGCCGGTCGAGTCTTGAATACACCGGGTGCTCAAACCCAACTCGGCCAGACAGATGGTCTCGATGTCTGCCGCATCTTGGAAGGTCACCAAGTGCCGTGGTATTTTTTTAACGACTTGTTTCATGCTGCTTTTTTATGCTGAGTGTTTCATTGCGATGGAGAATGCTTTGGAGAACATCAGGAGATTGAGTCCACAGCCCGGACAGAAATGAATCTGCGGAGGTGGGGGTGGCGGTGGTGCCGCCGGTGTGCCATTGGGCAGTGATGTCGCAGCAGTTTCAGGAACCAGCGTCCCTTCTTGCAGTTTCCTCCGCACCCGGGACAAAAATGATAGCATGGATTTCTCCGACCCCTTCGAAAGCTGCTCCTTCCATTCGGGGTGTGCTACAAACGCCCGCTCCCATTTAATCTCACGCTGACCCTTGGTGTTGGGCTCGGAATAAACCTCGGCGATGGCCGCAGCCAGCTTGTAATCCGCCTTGGTCCACTTAACACTCTTTTTGCGGCGAGGCTTCGCGACCTGAACCTTGTAGGGTGCCAGGGCCTTCTTCACCGCCGAAGAGACCCGAGAACTGTTGCCGTTGCCGTTGCGAAACATGTAGCGAGCCATCACGTTATTGGCTGCCCAGATTTTGAACGTCGCAGTCCCTTTGGTGCCTGGGTAGCCCAACTGTTCACTATGCGCGGGGTGGGCATCGAAGTAGGTTTTCCAATCGAGCCTGCCATCCGGGCTTTGCTTGAGTTTGCTGATGATGTCCAGGATGAGCTTCTTGCGCTCACCGAGGTCTGTTAGTGCCATTGTCATTTGTTAACCTTTTGGTTTCGTGTTTTGGTCCCTTGCGAGGTGACTCGCCCCGTTACTCGACACTATACTAATGTGGCACAATCGTGTCCACCCCATATTTCTCAACAAATCGGATGGGTTTTTGGGTGTGCAGTTCCTTTCCGTTAAACAAAAAGACGACGATCTTGTCGAGGGTCGACTGAATCGAGACGATGTCTTTGGGGTCCAGGAAGTAGATGTCCGTGTGCTGGTCAACCACTGAACGGGCGGCTATGATCATCACCGTCATAACAGTTCCATTCTCACTAGGGTTTCGGGTCTGCCCCGGGTTTGACACTGGCCGTATCGCCAGCGGATTCGCTTGTCCCCGTCGTCGACCCCGAGCTGGGCGGCGATGAGGTCTCGAAGTGGTTTAAAGCTTCCCACAAGGTTGTCATCATCGAGTTCTCCTTTTCGCAGAGCGATGAGACACACCTCGACCAGGCAGCGGTTGCGCTTTTTGAGTTCAAGTATCGGCTCTTCCAGTGAGTCAATTGCTCGTTCAGGGAACGGCCCACCCACGGGACCCGGATCACTAAAGAGATGCGGGTTGAGGGCCTGGGTGCTCTTGCTTTTGATGGAGGCTTTGAGCTCTTGTTCATTCATGGTTTGGGCCTGCCGCTGATTTGGTCGAAGAACTTTGGCCCGGCTTCATACCAGTGAAAGCAATTGGGGTGAAGGTTTACATACTCCCTCTTGGGGGGCAGAATCATCACCATGTAAAGGTCATCGGGAATAAGTTCGTAGCGAACATTCCGCATCTCCTCCCAGGTCGGGTAACGGGTCGGATGCGAGATGGAGAAATGCCAGCCTTGCTTCTCCCGTTCCAGCGGACCACTGAGCATGATCTTGCACTCGCCCTTCCAGTAAATCAGGTAATCGCCCCACCGGCCTCCATACTTGCACTTCATAGGTTCTTCTTGCTCCAATCCCCCAGCATGTTGCCAAGCTTGGTCCGTTCCTTTTGTGTCTCCTGGCTCAAGGGCTTGTCTGGTTTCTGGACGGGGCTCTCGCGCCGGGCTGCCTTGCGCTCCAGCTTTGCTAAGGAGAGCAATTCTTCAAACAGGTCAGGCTGCCCGATAAGCCTTGAGAATCGCATGGAATTGGGGGTGTAAGGGCCTTTGGGCTTCTGGTTGGCCTTCAGATACCTCACCACCGTGGCCAGCTCCTCCAGGCCGAATCTGCCCGCATCGGGATAGTTGCACCAGACACACCAGGTGTACTCGGTGCCCATGTTTAGTGACACCTTGTATCCGGTTAAGGCCTCGTAACAGCGGTTCAGATTCTTAACTTCCTGGGGTGTCATTTGATGTGCCTCATCCATTCCTCCTCGCCTGAGGATTTGATCAGCCACTCCTTGAGAAGATTCACCACCGACTCGCGCTTTATGGTCGAGACGTAGCGGCAGGTCCCTTTGCTGCCGTCCTCTTTGCTGCGGTAGGGGGCAACGAAGAGAATAAACCCGTGCCCGTCCGGGATCATCTCGTCCACCACTTCAGCGGCTGCCTGCATGTAATGAGCGTCACCGGGTTTCATAATCGAACTCTCAACATTTCTTCTCTTCCTCATCAAAGTCTGTCTCAGGCAGAACCCCCCTACCCCCCCTAAGCCGAGTCCGCCTAGGAGGCAGTGTAGGAGGGAACCCCCGGTCGCTTATTTAACCTCGGTTTTCCTGACCGGCCCCGCACTCTTGCGGAGTCCCTACCCGAGGGAAGCATGGGCCTTGATTTTGTTCACCGTGACCAAGGACATACATCACGGGTGCTGGTTCAATTTCCTCTCTCCCTCCACCTCTGCTCGGCTCCACGTATGGCAGCCGTGAGTCCATCAAGAATGGCGGCACTGGTCTGCACCAGGACCTTGCCGCTTGCAGCCTCAATGATGAACCCGACCGAGGTCTTGCCGCTGGACATGCCATCCTCCAGCACCGCAGCAGCCAGCAGTTTACCTTCCGGGATGTCGTTATATTCCGGTTCCGGGAATGCGGGACCTGTCTGGTCCTTATCGCAGATGCGTATGTCTAAGTGAGGCATATGGTTCCTTGTTCACGGTGTCGGGACATCGTCAGGTTCTAAGTCCTCTTGCTCGATGTCTTCGTCTTCGATTTCGTACCTGGGTGCGAACAATGCCTTCTGCGCCATGAATGGCTCAGGCCTCAGGATGCACCAGCCTTGCACGGCTTCATCGGTTTGGTTGTAGCCGGGCCATTTGCCGGTCGCCAGGCACCGACAGTAAGTGGCCAGGATCCGTTTGTAAGCGTCCCGGCCCAGTTCAATGAACCCCGGGTTGCCTTGTTCGCCTTCCATGCCAAACATGGCGCGAGTGCTTTCCCAGGGCTCGAAACTTTCACTCAGGATGAAGCACCAGGTATCCCGTTTCTGGCCGGTCGCGGCGTTGAAGATATCCAGGTCGAAGGCTGCCTGAATGTGATAGCCAAACCTGAAAGCCTTGCGGGCAAACATCTGAGGCTCCCCACTCGCCACGGTTTTTAAGTCCCCTAGACAGGAGGGAAACTCACTGTCGGCCTTGGGAACAAAATCCAGCAGTGCCGAGATGGGAATGGTGAGCCCGGTGTCTTCATCTTTCCACTCGCCTGCGACCATCACTTGCTTGTCGGAGGCATCAAACCACCGGCGGATGGTGTCATCGCCATTCTTGGGGATGACTATCTCCATGACGGCAGCGGCGGCGGCAATACTTTCCTGGCAGGTCAGAATCCCCACCCCATTGAGTGCGTGTTCAGCCATCCAGGTCTGGCACCAGGTGGAGTTGCCATTCCACTTCTTGGTCTTGCCGTCTTTGGCCGGGTAGCTTTCGGGCCGCACCACGTACCGCTCCATGAAGATCTCGGGTGTCAGAGCCAGGGTATCGATGATGTTGCCCCAGCGCATCGCCCTGGCGGCTGGAGGGTTCCATCCCTTGAGCCAGCGTGAGGGCAGCCGGTCGAAGTTGATGATTTGGGAGGGGGACATGATGTAGTCCGGGTTGCCTCGTTCGCCTTTGGCGGCATGGTAGAGGCGAGGGTCGGTCTTGACCCCCAGTCTGGCAGTGCAGTTTAAGAAGGACATAGAATCTCTTTGGCTTTGGTGATGACTTCCTTGAACCGGGCATTGGAAAGGTTGGGCGCAGCTTCCGGCACCGCCGCATCCAGAATTTCCTCGCGCCAGAGCCACTGGTTGGCGGCATTCCAATTGGCCTCGGTGCCCCGGACGGTCTTTAAAACTTTCCAGAGTTGACTGGCCAACTCTTTCTTGGTGGGCTCATCGGGCGCGACCGTGGAGGGGCCTTTGGGTTTGGGGCGGTTAGTGGCACCGTCCATGTCCTCGTCTTGCGTTAAAATCCCGAATGCGTTGCAGAAGACATAGCGTTTGGCGAAGGTCAGGGAAGCTCCAAAACGCTGGGGGCCGGTCATCAGTGGATTCTTGTCATCGACCGGTACTTCGAATTCGGAAGTCTCCGAGTGACCCGCTTTATGCGTCACGGTGATGGTTGCCTTGACCCAGTTGGGTTTGGGAATGGTCGGTGCGTTGGCCTTGTAGGAGAAACCGTGTTTGCGGATCAGGTGTTTGACCTGGGCGACAATGGAGTCGAGCGGGGCATAGCGATACGCATCCCTGGCACCAGATTTAGTCTTGTTGATGATGGGGCATTCCTCCTGAAAGGCTGAGAGTGCCTCATCGTATTCGGCCTTGGCTCTTTCGGCATTTAACTCCCGGCGCACCACCATGAGCCGCTCGATGGTGTCGACGCTGGCTCCACGTTCAACCGCCAGCCGCAACAGGTCATCGGGCTGCTGGGGCAGCGCAGGCTTTTCCTCTTTCACTAGTTCAACTGCTTCGCTCATGCTTGCACCTCGATTGTTTCTTTCTGGTCATAGTCCAGTAATGCCTTGAGCTTGGTGAGCTCATCGGCCCGAATCTTGAGTTCCTGAATGTTCTCGCCGGTCGACTTCTTGGCTTCCTGCAGCAGTTGCTCGTTTCGCATGAGCAGGAAATGGAGGATGCGATTGCGTACCCGGCTCTCGATAACTTCTGTCATTAGATCCATAGGCTTTTAAATGGTGCCAGCGACCCGGACCAGGGGTTGCTAGTTGCGTCCGTTAATCTCCCTTTCGTCGCTGGCTAACGGAACCGTCCGTAGCGTTTTCGGTTCCAAAAGAGAGGGACCGCAGGTCAGTAAACCCGAGCCCTACGGGGAGGTGAGAGCTCTGCCCGGCGGGAGCCAGGCACTGCGGCCCCGAAAATGCATTTGAATCGTCCCTGGCTTCCTCCCCTTCGTAAATCGACCACTCGCAGGGCAGGCAGATGTTGGGATTGGGTCCCGTGAAAAGTGACGGGTCCTTTTGTTCACCGCACATTCTGCAGACTTTTCTCATACGGGTTTCATGACGACCGGCAGTTGAGGCGCAAAGTCGAAACTGGGGGTTCGCATTTCGGCCAGGGCCTGCTTTAAGACCGGTCCTTTCTTGTCGATCAATCGCTTTGCCCCACGGGCCTGCCGGTCGGCCTCGCCCCGGTGCCATTTGGCCTGCTCGCGGATCCCGGCGGCATAAGAGAGCAGGGCCTCGCGATTGACCTTGCCCATCCCCCGGCAGACCACACAGAAGTCCTCGGTGTTGACCTTGCCCTTGGATTTGCCGCCGCACTGGGGGCAGGGAACCCAGCCGGTGCTCAGGGAAGCAGCATCTTCGAACTGACCGGCCTGCAGGAACTTCTCCCTGGATATCTCGCAGTGTTTGAAACTCTCCTGCCATTTGGTTTGGGCTTTGCTCAGGTTGGCCTCGATCGCATCCAGGACCTGCTTCTCAGTGGTGAAGATTTTCTGTTTCCGGTTCACTAGAACGAGGCAATGGTGACGACGACCATTTTCAATTCGCGGATCTTTACCGGGTCCAGGAGGACATCCTTCCCGGCTTTCTTAGTGGCATCCTTATCCAGGAGCTTCACTCGTTTCTCGTTGTGGGTTTTAAGGATGTCGGCGATGGGCACTTCAAAGAAGAGCTCAGTGTCGGTGGCATCGGTGAGCTTCTGGTCGCCCTTGAAAAGCACCGACTCTTCCAGCGGGACATTTTCATTGGGGTCGGCGATGAAGACTTGAACAATTCTGCGGTTGGGTGATGACATGTGTGTTTCACTTTCGATTGATGTTTCGGTTTGAACTATTCTGCGTTCCCGCTGGGGCGAGCGGTAATCGATGTGCGACTGCTGCGCCAATCGTTGAAATTCCTGTGCGAGTGGCCCAGGTGAACCCTGCGGCCCGGCAGGTCCCCACCCGGTTGCGCCAGTGGTGTTTTCCGACCAGGTAATGTCAGTCGATGTGCCGTAGCTAGCGGCAGTCATCATCGGCATGTCGGCGTTTTTCATACTGGTTTCCAGACGATGCGCCCATCCCGGCGGGCTCCCGAATTAAACACCAGTCCCTTGCGGACCAAGGGCTGCATGCGCGGGGTTATCGAACGATATTCGATGCCGGTGGCATCCGAAATCTCCTGGGTGGTTAGGCCTTCTGGTTTTTCCTTCAGGACTTTGACGGTCTCGGCTTCCAGCTTATTGACCTTCGGGGTGATTCGCCGGGCCGCATCGTGCGAAGTCTGGGGGTCGTTATTCCTGGCCCAGGCCAGCAACTCTTCCCCGGCTTCATCAGGTTTGTAGGGGTAGATGTTCTTCATGGTCCTTGCCATTTGGTTCCTGGTTGAGGATGGCCCGGATCATTTCCGGGTCGACATTGCGCTCACCGGCCAGTTTGGCGATGATGGTTGCCGGGTTGAAAATGCAAGTCTGACGGTTAAACCAGACGGCAGGTATCCGGGAGCCCCTGTGTTTGGATAATGCCGCCAGTTTGCGGGGTGCTATCCGCATCCAGGCCGCAGCCTCGGTCAGGTTGAGCCAGGATTGCAGGAATGGGGCAGGGGGGCTCACCAGACGACCTCCTTTATCTTGCCGCCCTTGCGGGTGTTCTTCTGGACATATTCATGGAAAGCCAGTCGGCACAGCCGAGAGACCTTGATCCCTTGATGGTTAGCCAGATCCTCCACTGCCTGCCGCATTCTTTGCGACACCCTGGTCCGAATGGTTTCGTTTAAAACTTCGTACGCCATAGGTGCAACTAGAGTGGCACGTTTTTTAAATAAAATCAAAAAGTACTTATTCACCAGCCACTTACCCTGATTTCATTGGTGATTCGGATTGACTTGTGGGCCAAACGTGGTACAAAACAGAGAAGTGCAAGCTTTTTATCCACCGACAGGCGACAACGACCAAACAACGATGAAAAAACCAATGAAAACGCGGAAAAATCAGAAGAAACTCTCCAGCAAATTCTTCAAAAAGGCAGTTAAGGACGAATTTATCCGCATCCGGGTCGGTGAGAAGTTCAAGATGCGATGGGCTGCCTTGGCAGTGATCAGGGAGAGCACCGAGAGCCAGATGGCCCGGGATGCCCTGGTCGAGTACCTGCACAATCACGGCATCAATTTAGAAGAAGTCGATGCGGCCATTGAGCAGGCTGAACGTGGCGAGGCGGCGGTGGTAATTGCCGGTGCTGGTGCTTCTGGCGGCACCGGACGTATTCATCTACCTCGCGAGCTCGTTGCCGCAACCCGGCAGAGATGAGCTTGAGCTGTTCATCAGGCATGGACCTATAGTTTTTTGGTATATTCATGGTCGATTCTCCAACAGGGATACCCGCGACAGGACTGTAACACCAAGTGATTATGTGTAAAGGGTTATTGCATCCCTGTTCCGTAGTGATCCTATTACACCTTAGTACAATCCGAACTTAGGGTCACATGAGTGATAAAGCCAAACTAATGGTTGTTACGGTCGGACTTTTGCTCCTGGCTGGTTACTTTCTCTCGGTCGGTTTTACCCCTGCCGGGGTCGAGTGGTGGGGCACTGGCGGGGAGGCCGCAAGGGTCGATGGCGGGGTGATGGACGGCTGGAGCGGCGAGTACGTTCCTGAGGCAAAATGGCGCGAGTCTCGCCGCTACAGCGGGGTGGTCTTTTTGGTCTTCGCCGCAGTCCCTGGATACTTCGTTTTTAGGTTCTACCGGGCCGATTCTGTCAACAAAAGTGGCAATGCTGGGAAAAATCGGTGATTTCCTGAGGAAACTGACAATCCCGGAAATTAAATCGAATCGCACCTTACGGAAAATTGATTTCACCCGCATAAACAAAGGCGATCATGCTTTTAATCAATGGTACCAGCGTGTGCATGAATTCGCGACTGCGTAGAAACGGCTGCAGACCAACTCAAACTTTTGCTTGCCGTTGTCACTTTGCTGCCACATACTGTAACTGTTAGTAACAACATCAAACGAAAGGTTAAAAAATGAAAGTGACGATCAACAAAGTAAAAGTCCGGGACAAAGAGCAATACATGGTGTCCTGGTTCACGCCCGATGAGAACGGTGAGAAGAAACGGCAGCGCAAGTTCTTCGATGGGTATGAGGCTGCCAAAGCCGAGCAGGAATCGGTCCTGGCCCTGAACGGGGAGTCGGAGTTTTGGACCCAGATGAACCCGGCAGTCAGATTAGATACGCTCACGATCTTGGAGGAGATTAGCCGCAAGGGAATTGCGCTCCGCACCGTGTGGCAGGCCTTCCAGAACATTGCCAATAAACCCCTGGCCCGGCGGACCCTGGAGGATGCCTTTAACGAATACATGGTCGATAAAAAGGCGGACGGTCTGTCCAAGGACACGCTCAAGTTTTACCGGTGCCAGCTTAACAAGTTCATCCGGGGCCGGGAGCAACTGGAGGTCGCCCTGGTGACCATTGACATGCTCAGGCAGTGGTTTACCCAGCAGGATATGCACCCCCAGAACAAGAATGCCAACCTGTGCGCCTTGAAGAACTTTTTTGGTTACTGCAAGAAACACAAGTATGTCACAGAACTGCCAACGGACGCTTTTAAGATGATTCCGAAGAAAAGGATGCCCGGGTTCGACAAAGCCCCTCATATCTTAACTGTGGAGCAATGCAGGGCACTCCTGAGAGCCGCCTTGAAGACCGATCCTGGCCTGATTCCCTTCATCGCTTGCGGGATGTTTGCCGGGTGCCGACCGATACGGGAAGCCCGCAAATTGAGCAAGGTGCATATCCAGGGGGACATGCTGGAAGTCCCCGCCTCGCATGCCAAGGACAAGCAGTTACGCTATGTCCCAATCCATGACACACTCAAGGCATGGTTGGCGGTCCCAGGTGGTGAGTACAACCCCAAGAATCATGCCGAACGGTTCCGGGATGTCCGGGCCGCAGCCGGGCTCATCACGTTAACCAACGTCAAAGGCAAGAAGACCCGCAAGAAGGATCCGACCAAGCACCATTACTACAAGAAAATCCTCTGGAATGGTTGGGGCAAGGATGTCCTGCGGCACACGTTTGCCTCCAACTTCCTGCCGATTCACGGGGTGGACAAGACCATGGCCGCAATGGGGCATGGCGACTGGGGGATTCTCTTCTCCCACTACCGCAAACTGGTTAAACCGGAGGAGGCTGCCAAGTTCTGGGCGTTAACCCCCGAAGCTGTCCTGAAGGACTGAGTAGGGCAGCAGTAAAAACAGAAACACCCCTTGGCCTTTATCAGCCAGGGGGTGTCCCTTTTTAGAAGAGATTGCTTTTAGTTGTGCAGGTTCATCCGAAAGAAGAGGTTGGGTGGTGTTGGGCCTGGACCTGGATAGGGCAGGTTGAGCGGAGTGGTGGTATCCAGTTCAGCCGGGTTGGCCGAGTTGGTTATTACCGATGAGGCACCGACCAGAATATTGCTCGGGTTCATGGCATAAACGCTGGGGATCCCGTCAGCATTGGTGACACACACCAGCGTGAACATCGGTGCCCAGTTGGGAGCGGAGAGGTCGGTAGTCCCTTCGATGGTGCAGAAGGCATTGGTCGAGTTGGAGTCGTCACCGCTTAAGGTTGGGGGGAAGGCCGAGGGTTGAGCCGGTGGAAGCTGGCGCAGAATGGCCGGGTCGCCTGGACCGGTGTTGGTGTTGACCTTGTCTATCTTTTTAGCGCATTTCCAAACCACGTAGATGGCCACTCCGCAGACAACGACCAGGATGATGACCAGAACACAGGCCAGGCAGGACTGTGGAGTTGGCCCGGCAGGCCCGGCTCCCTGCGTGACAATGGACTGCTTTATGGCGGCGGTTTTGGCCTGTTGAATGAGGGTGGGTGAGGTTCCTTCCGGCGCGATGACTATGGGAACGCCTGGGGGAGTGATTCCGATGAGCTCCAGAACTTTGCCTCGCAGCTTCTCCGGGATGGAGGCAGGCAGTTGCCACGGTTGGCCAGCTGGTGGTGCAGGCACATAGACGGTGAGAGTTTGCACTTTGACTGTCACGCCACTGTCGGCACCGGCCTGCATGGGGGTGAGAGTCGCAAAGATTGAAGCCAGCAGGATCGAAACGCCAAACTGGCCAGCACAGAATTTGTTCTTCATAATAGGGTTAGCTCGGTTAGGAGGTTATTGGCGGTGAGGTTTGAAGAGCGCAACTATCGCCAGTAGGTACGTGATCACGCACAGGCCCCCAAAGACTCCGACCCCACTGCGCCAGTCACCCCTCTGGAAGAATAAGAAGTAAGTGGCGGTGATCACGGCCAGATAGGCGAGCATGCACAGGATCATCCAAACCAAAGCGCGAATGCGTTGGTCGGGTTGTTTTGTTGCTGGTGTATCGTTCATTTTCAGACCTTTCTTTTTTTGTGTTGTTGGTTACGGACGGTTAGGGACAAATCTTTTTTGCCTGCTTGACCCGTTCAACCATGCTGGCATGCATGGCCTCGGCCTGTTCCCGGGACCCGGCGCAACGGTCCATGGTGCCCTGGAGTGGTCCGCCAAAGACGAGTGTCTCCCAGAGGATGGGGGGTCCATTAACGTGGAAATTGTGGTCGATCCCCAGAAAGCAGGTATCGATGTTGGATTTACCCACCTGGGTGCTGGCCACAGCGCGATTGGAGGTTTTACCAAACCACTCGGCCCACCTGATCAGGTCCAGCTCAGGCACCGGCTTGCCATCGACCAGGATATATCGGCCAAACTTTTTCATTTGTGGATCCGGCGGGTATCGAGGTATAGGCGAATCGCCCTGCGGACCTGCATTGAAATTGTCTCGTAGTCGCAGGCAGCCAGGAACTTCAGATCTTGGTACCAGGGCCGGGGAAGTTTAACCTTGATCGCTGCGTCCATTCTGCGGTCGGTGGGCTTTTGTCGGTGGCTTTTCATAATTCTTTAACTGTGTAGTGTTTACCGTCGCGCAGATCCGTCCAGGGGTCGGTCTTGTCCTGGCGGATCACCAACATGATCACCTCGCCCAGGCTGATAAAGGTCCCGGGAAAGGAGTTGTACCACCGGGGCAGGTGCTCAAAGGCGAAGGCCGCACTCAACTGATTGTCCGAGAGAAGCAATAGCGTGGCAGTGGCCTCGGCCTCGGGAGAACCCTCAGGCCAAATGGTGATCATGCTTCCAACCGGCGGGTGCATTACTTTTGATCTGGGTGTATTTCATTTTCCCGAAGGTAATCCGCCGCCGCATAGAACAGCTCCTGAGCCCGGAGGAAGGCTTCCTCGGTGGTCAGGTTGAGGTTGGTTATGAATGGTGCGGCCAGCATTGCCAGTTCGAAGGGTGTGAGTAGTTGTGGTGCTTTCATAAATGCGAAAATGCCCTACCCCCAGGGGGTGACGCAGTCAGGCCGCAAAGCCTGAAAGACCGGGGCGCAACCCACGGCTCCCTGGGAGCAGGACAAAAGTCTATCTCTATGTGTCCCTGTGTCACAAACGTCCTAAAGTAGGCTCGTTGTGGCACAACCTGCAACTGGAATCTTTGCTTTATTCCGACTGGTCGATGATCGGCAGAAACGACTTTAGCCGCTCGACAAATCGAAAGGCCTCGTCTTCGCTTTGAAACGAGGCTACTTCATCCATTGCCGCGATATCGGTCGAATCCTCAGGATCAAAGGCATCGGTTTTAGTCACATGAATCCATACTTTGTATTTTGTCTCTTGTGCCACTGCGTCACCTTTCCCCCGATCGCCCCGTAGGCAGTTTTGATGCCTCGATCGATGTTGTTTGTGGTTATTCTGTTTTTCATCCGCATGATGATGTGTCACCTGCGTTAAAATGCCTGCGCCACGGTGAACCCTCCCCCCAGCCTGAGAAGGGCTCAACGTGAGAGTAGGCTACACTCCACGGGAAAAGTCTAAGCCACAATTACGGCACCGGTAGTGCGCGAGGTTTCCCAAGCTTCCTAACAGCATCAAGGGACCCTCGCACATGGAACAGAACTGGGGGGCTAACTCCGCAACGGCCTTAGCTAGGTCCCACTGGCTCTTCTCGGTCAGGTCGTGCTTCTCTCCAAACCACTCGACATACTGCTCTGGGCTCCAGCCTTCCGCCTGGGCGGTGAGTAACTCAGCCGCATCAATGCCAGCCTCCGCAATGCTGACACAGTAGCGATGTTCCAAGGCCTCATCCACTGCCTTGATGTAGTCGAGAATGCTCATTGGGTTAGCTCTCGATCGTCTGTGGTCGAGCTCTTGATCGGGTTTCGGTTTTTGTTCACTCATATTCTGCGTCACTTTCTTAGTTTTGATGGTTAATGTTAATGTGGCCTATTTGGGTCACAGTGAACCCCTAGACCTTAGCCCGGGGCTCAATGTGAATCAATCAGATTACGCTGTGGAGTTGAGCAAAATGCGGGCAAACTCGACCACATATTTAGCCTCAATCTTGTGCCTGCGGAGGAGCTGGTAGATGGCAAAGACATCGGGCCTCTCGATCGGGTTCGAGCTCTCGATCGAACTCTCGATCGGCCCCGTCTGTGTGCTTGGTACTGTTTCCATATCAGCGCGTCACTTTCCTCTTTTTTGGTTTTTGGTTCTATGCGGAAAGGGGCCAGAATGTTTGTCCTGGCCCCATGTGTTAGCTAATCTCCGTAGGCTGATTGGATCGGCTTTGAGCAATGGTCACACATGAGTTGAGGATCCTCATAGTTTACGTCGCATGCCTCTATGCGCCACCCGTCATTACAATCCGATCGAATGCTCGACATTATTCGCCGGGCTTCCCTCTGAGCACATGGGAAGCAAATTGCGCCACTATCCCGGGTGATAAAGAAGAGCGGATAGCAGCCCGGGAAAGTGTAAGGCCCGGCCCGGAGTGTAGCCTTAAAATCCTCATTGTCCGCAATGTGCATATGGTGGCCGCAATAGTTTTTGCGTACGACCTGACAAGTATCTTGCCTCAGTAGGCAACCATCGGTTGAGCTCACAAAAAAGAGCTCTTTATGTTTGGATGTCATAAGTTTAGAGGGGTAGTGGGATTTGTTCCTGCCCGCGAATTGTCGAAACCATTTTAGCCCAGATCATTGACTCCCACCCGACAAAGCGATCAACCCTGCCCCCTGCCGGGCCGCAACAAATAAACTCCGCCGGGTACTCCAGCGTATGGGCGAATTCGTTCCGAATGGCGTTGCATGCCTCGATCGCGCTACTGGCAATGATCGCCATGGGTCGTGAGATATTCCAGCCTATGCCAGACTGTTCAAAGTACACGGTGAAACGATAGTACTTTTTGCCTCGGTACTTTCCGAGGGGTGTTGCGAGTTTTCTAATCTTCATGCTGCGTCACTTTCTATTGGTTTTTTGTGGCGTAATTGCCACCCAATACCCCACGGGATTGCAGCCCGGGGGCATGGGGTGATCATTGCGCTTAAAGAAGTGAATAGCCTTGTGCGGAGTACTGCCGGGCCATGGTTGACAATGTGGCTACTGCGTCACCTTTATCATCCGTGTAATACGTTGCCAGTTCCGAATAAAGCCACTTGCCACCTACCCACACCCAAACTTTCACAAGCCATTCCGCTGTTTCGCTTTTACGTACAAGGCGCAATTTGACGATCTTTTGATTGGCTTCCATAGGAATTAATGCTTGTGATAGTTAACGTTGCCCCGTTTTTGCCAGCAGGTGCGGCATTCCCCGCATTGATTGCCTTGCAATGATGCCGGGCAGGAAAAGCCCCGTTTTTTAACCCCGGATGTTAAAACCCCTAAACGCTTGGCGAGCTCGCGAGGGGGGGCACCGTTCACCATGTAGGCGGACAAGCGTACAGTCAGGTTTTTAGGAAAAGCCCCATGGGCTTTGACCCATTGCGATATCAGCCCGTATTCCTTGGTAGGGAGCCAGTGTTTAATCCTGGGGGTTTGGCGGACTACTTCAATGATCTTCTCCAATGCGGCAAAGTCAGGAACATCCCCGGAATCAAACCAGCGGAAGTACCCCGACTTTTCAAAGCGATTAATGAGCCAGACCATTGCTTCAGTCCACCGGGGCTCATTCATTAAAGCTTCGTACCTACGCTCCAAAGCTAACTGGACTACTTCAAAGCCATACCTGCCACGTTCAAATGCGTAACAGATTTCACAAATTGAACCGGGGACTTCGCGCAATTTTGTCCCCACGTTGCAACGCCGGGCAGGGGTAGAAAAGCCATGGCAAGGCATTTTACTGGGCTCCGATAGTCCGCCAGTTAATTCCCAAGCAAGCCCCACGTTGAGGGGGACAAGTTCAGGAATGGTGAACCGGGGATGATGTTTTAGTACTGTGGGTTTTATTCCCCTACTGGGGATAGTTTCGATCGAATTGATCATGCTGCGTCACTCTCATGATTTGCCCAGGAGCATGGTGACGCAGTGGGGACAAAAGTCCCCGGATGGCATGCGCCCCGGGCGATTGATTGTTTAAATACTGCGTCACAGTGAACCCCTAGGCGTGGCCCGGGGCTCAACGTGGGGCACTATCTAAAGGCGGGCGAATTTGGCTTTGTAGTCGTCATAGTCGACACAAGGCACATCCTCTAAAAAGGTGATTTGTTCCCGGATGGTATCTTGTGCGCCCCGGATAAAATCAGCCCGGGCAACGCCACAATCCTGGCAGTCGAGCATATCAATTGTGGCATCGGTTTGACCGTGATAACAAACTCCTCCGGTAACATTATGCTCGCAATGTTTGCAGTACTTCACTACTGAATTTGTGAGCTTAGTTGAGACCTGCCCACAGTCGGGGCATTTCTGTACACTTTGGAGTTGAAAGCCCAATTGCCGGGCAACGTTGAATAATTCGATCGATGTCATAAACTGCGTCACTTTCTATTTGTTTCGCCGGGCTTCATTGCCCCGACTCCTCCTAAGTTACCGAATGTGGCACAATGTGTCAACAGTGTACCCCGCTCAACCGTGGTTTATTTTTCCATCCTGGGGGGACACAAAAGCCAGTCGACTGCTTGACCCCACTGCGGCCCGGGGCGACTATTCCCAGCATGCCGCTATTTACTCCGCAAAATGCCCGGGAGATGTCCGCCCGGGGCCACGAAAAGCGGAAACAGAACAAACTGGCGAAGCTTTACCCCGGTACGCTCGGCCCGGTAGTACCCGTAATCAGTGCGGAAGCCATTGCGGTGGAGCTTGCCCGCCTAAGCGTATTGAAAGAGAGATTGTATGAAGCCCTATTGAAAGCGACTGGCTTTAAGGCTTACGACGGGTTAACCCGAGCGTATGATCGCATATTCCGAGCATGGACATACGTTGCCCAAATCCCCGGGCCGGGCCAGTATCACCCCGAAAAACCCCCCACGTATCACGGGCTTTCGTCACTTAATCTAGAATCGACTATTGGTAGTAGTCCACTCGACAATGGACAAGTACTTGATATTGAGCCAGTTACACCAAAGCAGGAAAGCAATGGTTGCCAGTCGAGTGACAATGGAGCCAGTGAGCCAGGATGAAGCATGCTTTGTGTCGAGCCCCACCCCCACCGCCCCCCACCCCATGATCCCTTTTGCCGCCGGGGGCTATGCGATGATCACCCCGACGATCCACCGGGTATTTTGACGATTCGCCTGACGATGTGGCAGTGTCAGGGATATGGCAACGGTTCCACGTAGAACGGTGCGGTTGCGGGCACCTCGGCCTCGGGATGTGGTTGCGGTTGGGAGGTTATGGCAGCGGGAGTGTCGGGCGATGGCGACCGAGCGGGTCTTTCCGGTGGAGGTGCGTTCACGGATTAACGAGGCGCGGTTTCGTCAGCAGGACGTGGTGGTGGAGATTTGGCGGCACAACGGGTTACTGGACAGGGGGTAGGTTTTGTGGTAACTCCAGCTCTTGGTGGGAGGGGGGTCCCCTGGGAGTGTCGGTGCTTTCGATCTGTGGTCTTAGCGTCCGGGCTTTTGGGGGGAGCCCCCTCGGGGGGTGTTGACAGTGGAGTGGCGACGGAGGTAGGGTGGTTAACGTCATTGGTTCGTTTGGCTTCCTTGAGGCTCCTGGGGTTGTTGCATTCTCCGGGAGCCTTTCTCTTGTACACACACCGCCCCCAATGGTTGGTTCCGGGGTCGGAGAGCTTCCGACTGCTCCGGTCGAATCCAGGGCTATAATCTGTGACGAGGCTGCAGGGCCTTAGCCGGGATTCTTACTTCTTCCGCAGACACAGTCCAGGGCGGGCGGATTCGGTCGATATCCTGCGGAGGTGTTAATCCTCTCTGCGGGGGACCTAGGCCGGTGGACTCCCCGCTTTCCAAGGGCAGCAATGCCTTTGAGGATGTGGGAGTGCCAGGCCAAAGGGTGGCCATGGGTTTGTGCGGAAAGCCCCGGATAAGGTTTGTCACAGGGGGTTCGAATTACCATTGCTGATAAGATAACCCTGTTACTTCGACCCGGGGCAAAATGTCCTCTGGCGTTACGAGCACCAGAGGGTTTGAGGGTGGTCGGACTAGGACGCCCCTCGGTTACGCTTTGGATAGTCTGAAGTTTCGGCGCGTAGACCGAAATCTGAACTTCGCGACTATCCTGGGTCTCGTAAACCATGAAGCCCCAATCGCACGTTGACACTAATCTGTCAACAGATTATTTTGGGAAACTACTTGTGATAAGCGTGTGGGGTTTGGCTTACACCAGCCCCATGCTTTAATGCGGGGTCCGCTTATCGGACTACATTGACCGAAAGGTTGAACGGCGGTTTGGTAATGACCCCGCGCCAGTTTTAAAAAAGGGGGGAACCGATTGGCATACGGACCCGTGCTTCGTTCGCAATGGAATGGTTCGTATGGATTGGCTATGGGCGGCATCATTAACGAGTCCTGAGTCATGCAACTCCCTTGGTGCCGCCCTTTTTTACCCGTCCGCTAAATCTAGCTCTAGCTGGGTTCGAAGAGCAGGATGTTCCAGTGCTGGCCCAGCATGAAGAGGATGATGAAGATGACGGCAAAGACAATGGTGTCGGTCTTCTTCAGGGACTGCCAGACGTTGACCCGATCATGCCACAGGCCGCAGAAGGCCAGGGACAGGACGGTGAGGATGGCAATCGCCAGTGCGTTGTGCAGGTTGATGTTCATAGTTTTTATTTCTCCATTGATTGAGGCAGGGCAAAGACCCGTCGACGGCGCATTTCTTTCCAGGCATGGGGCCGCAGGTCCGGGGCCATTCGATTGATCTGGTCAGAGACAAATTTGAGGCGTTCCTCAGGTGGGAGCCGCCGTGCGTCATGCACGATGCCATCGGTGTATTGTGCGGCCTGGGCCAGGGTGACAATCTTGAGATAGTTTTGGGCAGTGGCCTCGGTCTTGCCCGCAGCAAGAGAGTAGCGGGGGATTTGGGTGGAGAGGACTTCCGCAGCCGATTTACCCGCATAAAGCTTGCGAGCCCCGGTGACCATGGGGTTGGCCTGCTTCATCGCTTCACTCAGGTTTTCGGCGAACTGGCTCTGACCGGGCGGAACGATGGTCGAGACCCGGCCCACATTCACTGCAGCAGGATAACCGGAGATGGCGGTGACTCCGAATTTCACCGGAGGACCGGCGAAGGGCGCGATGTCAGAGTTGATGATGTCGCGAGCGGCGGCATCGACCATGTCCCCCGGGGTCAGCCCCAGCCGGTAGGCATCAACCGCTCCGCGAATTCCCTCAACATGGAGGCTCTTGCCCAACCCCAGCGCATCCATCAGGGGGAACTGAACCATCTTCCCGGACTTGTCGTTGTAGCCCATATCAATGTTGCCAAACTTAGTGCCCGGTCGGCCCATGACCCCGCCGTTTTTCAGGTGCTTGGTCAGGAGATAATTGGCAGCGGCCAACAGGGCGAAAGCCCCGATCCATTTGGTGGCGACATTGGCGCGGAGGGCGGCGGCAGCCTTGAGACTGGTGGCGGGCACTCCCGGGGAGAGGGTCCCCATGCGCCAGCCCATGGCTAGGAAGGTGCGCCCGGCAGTGACAAAAGGTCCAAAGCCGGTGTCGCGGAAGATTTTCACAATGAGCCCCTGAGCCCGGCGATTGTATTGGCCCAGCTGGTTGGTGTATTCGCGCCGAGCCGTTTCGGTATTGGGGACCAGCCCCTCAGCGGTGAGTTGTTTAAAGGCATCATCCAGCACTAAGCGGGTGGTCCGGTCGGTCCAGGAGAGGAGCCTGCCGGTGGTGCCCAGGACCTTGCCTACTTTGGTGGCCGGTTCGCCATGCGGTGCTCTCATCGCGCCAATGGTTGAGAGTTG